TGCACTTGGAACAGCTATAGCCGTCGATGCTATCGACAGTCTGATCGAGGGTCTGACCATCATGAATGACTATGCATCTATGGTTGTCAATCAGATGCAGGATGTAGAGACGCTCCTCAATAATAATAATGCGGACAAAGACCTAGTGGCGTATAACGTCTCTGCATCTCTCCTCAGGAACATCTATATGGTTATAGCTAATCTTGAGGAGAATAAGACGCTAGCAGGGGAAATCATCTCCATGCTTAACATGAGAGGATCTGAGGGTGGTGTTCAGATGTCTGACAAGGAGCGAGAGAGGTTGATAAAGATGGCTACTGAGATCAAGTCGAAGCTGGCAGATCACGAATTAGAAGCTAAGAAGGCTGTCGATAAAGACAACCTGAAGGAGAAGATGGCCGACCTAGTGATAGATCAGATCATCAAGTACTTTGTCAATGCCAAAGATGGAAATGGCAATCCGTTGTTCAAAGATGCTGACGATGCAAGAGAGGCCTTGAAGAATGAGATACTGCGTGACTTCGGCAAGTACTCATCAAAGAGCAACATCTTCTCAGCTATGCTCACACCGGTAGGAACGAATGGGGATCTTATCCATACGCTCATGAATCGGTTTATCAAGGTTACTGAGGCCAGTGCTAATGTTGCCATCATAGAGAGAACTGAGTATGCGGAGAAGAAACTCAGCGAGATCAAGGAGAAGTATGGACTTGAGAACGAGAGTCAGTGGGCACTGATGCGAGATGAGAATGGTCGCATCACAGGTGAGATAGTCACGCCATTCAAGTGGTTTGAATTTGAGGAAGAGAAACAGAAGATCGCCGAGAAGGTAGAGGACCACCTTGGGAAGATGGTCAAAGACTTCAGGGATAAGAATGGCCTCAACCCAACAGCTCAGATAGTAAGAGGATGGAAGAGCGCCTTAGAGTTAAAGTATATCGAGGAATGGGAGATCGATCACGGATCCTCATTTACTGAGGAATATGTCATAGGTACCAATCCTGATGGATCAGAAAAGGTAGAGACATTCCCAGGTCCCCACTTCAAGAACGAGGCATACGACAAGCTCAGCGAAGAGCAGAAGGCTTTTGTCAATGCTATGTATAGCTTAAAGCGAAAGCTGGATTTGTCAGCGGGTCTGAAGCCTGAGCCATGGAAGGCACCACTTATAGCTAAGCGTGGATCATCTAAGGAGCTTAACCCATTCAAGAGAATAGCTGCCACTAACTGGAAGCAGTACCTCCTAGGTGGTGTTATCGGTATTGAGGAGTTCGAAGGTGTGCACACACGTGACCCACTGGGAACGCTACTCTTCGTACACAAGCCCAAGGGGTATACCCAGTTTGGTCTTGAGCTATCAAAGAATCCAGACGTAGACTACCATACCGATCCTATCAGTATGATGAAGGCCTATGCTGCTACCTCAGCGTACTATACTAGGATGTCAGCAATTAAGCATATCGTGGAGCTGACGCGTATCCTTGACGTTGAGAACCGAGGTTACAATAAGAGGGGTAATGGTGTAGGAAGAGGTAAGATGTCTGACTATGATGCATTCATCAATCGTACCATCTACGAGAAGAACGTCATTAACGACGAGAGACCTGACTGGGACAAGAGGCTGGATGCAGTGATAGATCCATTCAATGATCTTGTCTATGTTACCGGTCTCGGCTTGAATGTAGTGTCTGGTATTAAAAACCTTATAAACGGTTTCCTCAGGGCTACGGCACTAGGAGATAGTCGTACTGGGTATAACGCCACGTCACTGGTGAAGGCCGCGCTACTGGCTCATAGAGAGATCCCCAATAGGTGGAAGTTCAATAAGAGAGGGCTTATCGATGATCCTCTCACATCTCTTCTCTTCCTCATGGACTCTAGTCACGATGGAAGAGAAGCCTTCATGCAAGGCAATGTGTCACAGATAAGATCGCTGATGAGCTTGTTCTCCACTGAGACACTTATGGCCCCACTGACCATGGGCGATGAATGGATGAAGACGAGTTTCGCTATTGCGTACCTTCTAAATATCGAGGCTGGAGAACTTAACCCAGTGGCTAAGGAGGAGTTCAAGGGGAAATCTCTCTACGACTATATGAAGAGCCTAGAGATACCTGAAGGGACCAAGATAACTAAGTTCGTTGAGGAGGAGCTAATTAAGTTCTCAGGGGCGAAGGATAGGCAGGAAATGTATGACTGGCTAGGTGGTCACTCTCAAAGGCTTCTCCTTGGCACGCAGAGAGTCCTTGGTGCATATAATGACAACGACAGAGCCGCGCTTAATTCATACGCCATAGGTCGAGCCCTCCTTACTTTCCGCAACTGGATGCCTGTGATTATCTCTGATATGTTCAGGGGTACTAGGTACAACGTGCAGAACGGAGAGTTTGAGGAAGGAGCGTATGTCACCTTGTGGAAGATGATGCATGTCAAGGGTAAGGATGGGAAGAATAGCATCAGTGCTATGCATGCGCTAGGTACGGCCGCAGTAGCCATGTTTGTGCCGCTCATGATCTTCAAAAACCTGAGAGGTGCAGTGCAGAAGAAGTTCAACCTCACGGATATGCAGGCTAATAACCTACATCGCCTAGGGCGCTCTGCATTGATCGTGCACGCCATGAGGGCTATCGCTGACACGCTATACCTCGCCATGCTCACCATGGGCTTCTCTGATGATGACGATGATGAGCCATGGTACGAGAAGCTGGCTGAGCTCGCTATGCACTTCATCATGTCTCTTACGCCGATCCTTGGTCCTCAGGCTGTCAAGCGTGGGTGGATTCATACGGACCTCTACGATCGCATGAGGAGGAACTACGCAAGGTTCAATGAGGCTGCAGATAATTCAACTTCCTCAGAGATGGAGACGGCAAGGAGATACCTAAACAAGGAGATGAAGGAGATAAGCCTCGGCTTCATTGCTGACCTATACGGTCTTGCTAGTGCAGGTTCTAATGAGCTTCACCCAGGTGATCCTATCGCTTTCGCCATGGCTATGGTACAGAACAATATGCTTGGTGACGGTGCCGGCGTGAAGAAGATGGACCCTGTACAGAGTCTTGAGTCTATGGCTACTAGTGGTGTGGCAGGATATAAGACCATCACTAACCTTCTTGGTGGTATAGGTGATACCTACAACAGGATCGCAAGCAACAGCCAGGAAGGGAAGAAGAAGGCCAATCCTACTGAGTGGGAGAACGAGAACAGGTACATCGAGGAGTCTGACGATAGCTTCATTGTCAAGGCCTGGAGAAGATACAAGAATGACATGGAGAATGGATCTCCTGCAGACAAGACCTTCTGGAATGCCTTCGTTGTAGGTCTTATCGGTAGGAACATGTTCAACATACCATTCGTGGGTGACCAGTTCCGCGAGAAGCAGATGAAGGACATCAAGAAGTACCAGCCTAGCTACTTGACACCATTGCCTGATAGCTTCTTCATGAAGTATGAGAATCTAGCTGGAGAAGGCCTATCGGACTATGAGGTCTTTGAAAGAGGAGACTCAGATGACGATGGACTAAACGTCGCTTACTAGAAAAGAAAGATCCCCCACCCTGAAGAAGGATGGGGGATTCTTTTTGTATAAGCTATAGGTGATGATTATCTACAGCCTGCAAGTATTTGACCAAGGAGATTATCTGTCCTTTCCTCAAGAGCATCCATCTCCTGGACCGTTCTGGTGTTGCCATCAAGACTAAGCTCATCGATAATCTCAACGGCGTGCTTAGCCTTTTCGGATGTAGCAGTCGCATCACGTAGTACTGCTACAGCATCATCAAAGCTGGCCTCAAAGCGCCTGACACGTCCAACATGCTCGGTCTCAACCTTGTCTTCCTCAAGACTACTCAGCGCTTCATACGCAGCGTCCATAAGTTTCCTCTGTACGAGCTGAGCGAGATTCCTTGAGGCCATGATTGACGAAGGATCATAAGAGGAGTTAAACTCTTCCTCGCTCATCAGACCGTACCTGAGCATTGACTCTACAGCCCCCTCGATCTGTGAGGAGAGGTTAGTAGCGTTTACCCTTGAGGCTACAGACACGTGAGAGTAGTTACCGCCCTCAATGCCCGTTAGGACGCTTACAATACTTGAGGTGGGAGTGTACCACAGGGCTGCCTTGATACGCTCCCAGAGGGCCTGCAATCGACCCCAGAAGCCTTTCTTCTTAGGTACTAGCCTAGTGATCTTCTCCTCAAGAGCCTTGCGAGCCTTCTTATCTCCCTTAGTCTGCATCCACAGACGGAAGAGTTCGGCAGAGAGCTCTCTGACATCACGAGCATAGGCGATAGGTATCTGGTTGCCGAAGATCTCTCTGATCTGTTCCTCAGTCACCTCTGACAAGCCTGAGACTAGCATACCCCTATCAGCGTCCGTGAGGAGCTTCTCGTAGATGAAGTGCATAGCTTCATGGTAGATTGTACCAGCTGACGCACCACTAGCAACCTCGATGATACCGTTGCGATACCTACCCCAGACACCTGGAGCTACCTCAGCAATACCTTGGTAAATCCTCAGGGCCTGGTAGAGCATGCCTTGAGGTAGGAGCTTAGCTACATCATGAGCCTCCTTGTACACATTTCCGCGCTCGAATGGGAGTAGAGCCTCTCTATTGAAGTCATCGCCATCGTCATCCATACTCTCCAAGGTATTGGTATATGAGCTCTCATTTAACGCGAGATGCTCAACAACAACGGTTCCGTCAATAGGAGTAAACCCAACAGCAATAACATTGCCAGGCTCAGCTAGGCTTGCTCCAATAGACTTCAAGTGATTCTCATAGCGTTCAACCTGCCTCTTGTACTTGTCGACTAGCTTCTCGCCATTGAACCTCTTATCTCGTATAGCCTTAGCTGGAGATGACTTCTCACTTGCAATCAAGGTGCTCTTAACATCGGAGACGATTACCTCAGTTTTCCCTTCATCATTTCTGAAGAAGACGATGTCAGCTTCACCAGTGATCACGTTCTTGTTGATATCTTTCAGCTTAACATCAGAGATCATAGCAAAGCCCTCGGCAACCTTCTTGACAGATAACCTTCGAACATCTGATGCGATCTTATCCATCTGAGCGCCTAGCTCATTATCGATATCGATCTCCACCTTATATTCCTTACCCTTTGCATCCTTAGTCTGCAAGATAACCTTGTGACCGCCACCATAGGTCTTGCCATTGATGGTGTGCTCTGAGAAGTAGATAGGAGTACTCGAAGTAACCCCCTTGGCTGCAAGTTCCAGGATAAGGCCTCTATAGGTTGCCTCAGTCTTAATTGTTTCTAAGACGATAGCCTTGTCCATAGAAGCGAGGTCTATGACCATATCAGAGTTGCTTGCACTGCTCTTCGTCTTGCCATCAGTGGAATCACCCTTCGTTGATCTGCGTACTGTGACCACATGAGTAGTACCGCTGAGTTCATCACCATACTCAAGAAGCCTGCCACGAGTACTATTCTTGAAGTCTGACGACAGTGCGCTATTGACAAGGGCGAAAGCATCAGCCTTGACGGACTCACTCATCTGGCTCCACTCGAACTTCCTGTGCGCGCCACTAGCGGGATCGATCTCAAACATATAGATACTTCCTCTGTGGGTAGCTGCTATATGAGGAGAGGTAGAGCTCTTAACGACTGTCTCATACCCTTGGTCGACAAGGTTCCTTGCGAGATTATCCTTAATCTTCTCTAAGGATTCCCCATTAGCGGATCCGAATACCTCGTCAGTCTCACCTATCTGGCTTGCTGGAGCGGTAGAGACCTTAGGTGTTGGCTTCGTGCCTTCAGGTCCCTGAGGAGAGGGTGCGGGTTCAGTGGTAGTCTTATTACCTTCCTCATCACCCTTCTCCTCAGGGAGAGCTTCAAAGCCGGCCTCATCACGCACCTCGGTCATTCGCATGCCAATGGTCATAATGTCCTCAACCTCATCCTTATTCCCCATGATAGACTCAGCGATAGCCGTCCTACGCTTATCCTTGCCAGAGCTCTTCATGGCATCGACGATAGCGTTAGCAAGAGCCTGCCTGGTATTCCCTGAGGAGAGGTCGATATCTACGACTACAGGAGCTGAGCTCTGAACATTACCTTCGTTTAGTCGCTTGGGGAATGTGATCTCAACTTGAGTTACATTACCATCAGTATCACGAAGAGGCTTAACCGAATAGACAAAGGAGCTACCGAATACACTAGAGTACTTCTCTCCATAGACCCCTGAAGCCTCACCATCTGGTGTCTCCATGGCCTCCTCAAACTCTTCTGTGAGCTTAGCCATGTACTCGTCAGCCAGCTCTGAAGCCTCACTATCTTCTGCTGTACCCTGCACAAGGTCAACGATCAAGTCTCGGCCCTTAATACCAACCAGTATAGGCTTAGGACCATCCTTGCCATTGACGAGAACGACCAGGTAAGTCTGTCCGTAATTCTTAGCTAGGAATGATTCCTTCTCTTTTATAAACGCATCGATCTCCTTAGCAGCTTCATCAGCAAGAGCCTTGTTGTGGGTGGTGCTTTTGATCGTTGGAGGATTGTCCCTATTGGGGAATACCGTGACAGAGATAGCTACCTGCCCTCTATTCAGCTCTTCCTCAACAGCGTTATCGATAGTCTCAGCATCGATAGCCTTTTCACCACGGACAGGCTTGGCTTCGAATGGAGAGTACTTAACCTTGCTGATAGTTACCTTCGGAGCATTGAGGTCTGAGGAAGAGAATATGTTGAACTTCTTATCCTCGGTAGCCACAGCGCGAAGGTTGTTGATGAGGACCTGGGTATTGCCTGTCGTACGATCAGGCAAAAGACCGATGGGCACGAACTGGTCTTGCTCGTCCTTTACATAGACGACGATAGGAGAGTTGCTGACATCGCCATTCTCAGACAGCTCTTCAGCAAAGCCATAGAAGATCTCCTTACCCTTAGCGTTCTTGAGGTTAAGGCCTACGTTCTTTTCCTCATACCACTTTCTTATCTTCTCTTGCCACTCTTCAGACAGAGAGGTAAGATTCGCCTCATTAAGCCCAGGGTTATACTGATCCCACAGCGTGAGTCGTCCGGTCTGAGGAAGAGATGGTTTACCTTCGTCATCTGTAGGATCGGTAGCTGGTGTAGTAGAGTCTGTAGATCCTGGGACCGGCCCCTCATGTACAACAGGCTTAGTGTCTGAAGGTCGACCCTCGTTGTTCTTCTCGCTACTGCTAGGATTGCCTACAGCATTCCTCTCAGCCTCTTTCTTCTTCTTTACATAGTCCTTACCTGCTGCCTCAAACGCCTTCCTGATACTCTTCTCATTAACCTTAACCATCTTGTCGACGATGTCGCCGATAAGGGTACTAAGGCTGACACCCATCTGCAGGCGGTTCCTGAGATCATCATAGCTAAGGCTGAAGCTAAACTCATACGTTTCGGACCCTGCACTGATCGACACGTTTATCGTAGCCTTGCCATCAGCAAAGGTGATGGACGTATTGATAGTAGCACTGCCTTTGCTTAGAAGATTGACCAGGGCGTTCTTTCCATGGAAGAGCTCCTGTAAACTCTGTGACATACTGTAGTTAAGGACTGTCACACCACCAATAGATGCAGACTCTATATCATGCTGTGTAGCCTGGTCGAACTCTATAGAGTCCACGGGGCGATCGCCATCAGGCTTTGATGGATTACCTTGTAGAGTCTGTACTGGAGTGGTAGGATCCTGATTAAATAGATCCATATTGCTGTCAATCCACTGACGCACAGAGTTGATAAGCTCATCGCTCTCAAATCCAAATGTGGTCTGAGCTAAGCCTTTATCGTTGACAAGGTTTTCAAGAGCCTTACCCATTAAGTACTTGTAGTCGCTGTAGCCATTATTAGAACCTACACCGATTACAGATGTGACCAAGTAGATATAGTCCTCAACAAACTTCTCAGCAGCAGCCTCATCAAGTCCGAAGCTATAGAGTATCCCCATGAAGTAGTCATTGTTCGTAAGGACACTCTTAATCGTATCGTGGACAGCAGTCTTGTAGCCTGAAAGAGAGAGAGGACCCGCCTTAGTAGCCGCCTCCTCTGCGCCTTTCTTCATAGCTCCTGTGACGTCATCTGTTACGCCGTTGCCTCTATTCTTATCTGCCGCCTCATCAACCGCATGTGTGGACTCACCACCTTCAACCATCTCTTCCCCTTCCTTCTTGGCTTGTTCTGCTTCCTTGACAGTAGCTTTAGCAACAAGGCTCTCTCTCTTCTTCCTGTCCTCAAGGAGATTGTTGAGAGACTCGATACCGGCCATAGCTTCCCTAGCGAACTTGATGGCTAGCTTTCCATTCTCAGACATCTTCTCATCGTCTTGAGTCAGCTCTTCGAGCCTCCGTACAAGGTCGTTGTCCCCAATTCTTTCTGCAACTTGGATGGACTCGTAATTGAGATGGCCAAGGAAGTCAACCCTGTACATGAAGTCCTCCCATCCCCCAAGAGCGTTAGAAAAGTCTAGTCGCTCCTTGGCCTGGTTCATATGCTCCGTTGATCTCTCAACCCCGCGCATCTCCCACTCAAGCGCCTTGATCTCCTCGTTGACAGCTTTGATATTTTGCTCAAGGAGACTCTTCTTCTCCTCATCGTCAATCTTGTCGATGTTGTCACGAATGGTCTCACGAATCTCGAGGAGCTCAGACATTCGGTTCTCTGCGGCTTTACGAACTTCATCATGTAATCCAGACACCTCAGCCTCAAACGCATCCGCGTACTCTGATGCTAGCCTCCTCAGGTGGTTGAAGCTAGCTGCAGCTGCTGCGATACGGCTCTTCTCACGACCGCTAAAATCACCGGCCCTTGTTGTAAGGTCAAGGAAGGTGTGCGTCTTGGTGTAGTCGGTAGCGATGTCAGCGAGAGTGTGCTTCTGTTTGTTGATCTCACCAGCAATATCCTTGATGGCCTTCTCTGTGAGCTTATCAGACCCTTCACCCTGGAAGTAGGCTTCCTGCATCTTCTTCTTCTCCTCAGGATCGAGTGTGTTCTCGATACGTTGTCTAGCGATGCTGACCAGTGTAGCCTCATCAGTCTCCTTGACATCAAGGAAGTTGAGGAAGGGCCTGAGGTTATCAGGAACTTCAGAGAATGGGTCAGACTCTGCTCTCCTTGCTTCCTCACGTGCAGCCTTGTCCGCTTCACGCTTAGCAACGGCAGCCTGATACCTGGCTTCCTTAGCTTCGTTGTTAGCACCAAGGAGGGAGGAAATAGCGTGACCCATATCAGCGCCGAACTCACGAGTAGACCTCATAAGGTCGGAGGTCCACTGACCAAAGTTGCGCTTGTTGAAGTTAGCCTGACCAATGGAGCTATTGCCAATGACGCTGAGCATGGTAGCCACGTTGTGAGCCTTAGTCAGCTCCTCTGCAACAGTAACATCCTCTGAGGTTAAGGAAGACTGAGCTACCTTAGCAAGAAGAGTGTTCATTCGGTCAGCTGAAGCCATAGCATCAATAACGCTCTGATAAGTCTCATGGACCACCTCAGCGTAGTTCTGACCGAAGATCTCAGTCATTACCTTCTTCTCCTCATTGGTCAGTTCCTCATGCTTACCCTTGACCATCTTGGTCATAGCCTCGATGGCTTCATCAGAGGTACGCTGCTTACCACCGCTGTACTTGTAGTCTCTGTAGCGCTCTACACCGGAGAAGCCAATAGGGCTACTGTCATAGAGGCTACCTATACCATTGAGCCAGCTCTTTTTCTTTTGTCTTGCATCGCCAAAGGCATCGGTTCTATGGCTGTCGTTAGCAAACTTACTACCCTTGTACATGGGCATGAGAAGAGTGCTGACGATGGCGGGCAGAGCCTCGTCAGTCCACGCAGAGCCAGAGAGTGTGGTGTCCCACATGCCTTTACCAATCTCACCAAGAGAGCCGAGCACACCGATAGAGGTACTATTCCTTTCTGAGATGGTAGAGGCGCGGAGCATTTCATCGACAGCTCTCTTACCGAGGCTCTCTGCACCCTTGCTGATACCACCCTGCACTACTTCCTCAATACCTTCTGATGTAGCGTTGATGAGTGTACTACCGAGAGCACCAAACCTACCAGCCTTCTTCAGGCGGTTAGCACCAGCGAGCTTGTCAGTAGCCAGCTCGTAGGAGTACTTGTTCATAAAGGTGAGGATGAAGGTGTTGAGACCTGCAGTCCACCCTGAGGCGAGACCATTGCGCTGGTCGATCTCATCACTGGCGTTCTGCAGGATAGCCTTCTCAGCCTGATCCTTGTACTGTGATACGATAGCGTTGGCTGCAGCTATGGCATTAGGAGAGGCATTCTCTGACTTCCCAGATAGGACGTTGGCCACTTCTCGTTTGAGCCTAGGATCCATGCCTGAGGAAGCAAGAATGTTATCAGCAAAGTCACTGAACTTGATGGCACCGTACTTACGCTCATAGGAGTAGAAGTCTTGATCGAAGTCCTTCTGCATCATGCTCCTCAGTTGGGCTAGCTGACTACCCTTGGCTTCCTCAAGAGCCTTGCTCACGCCGTACGACTCTACAGCGGCTTCACTGAGTGCGCCATAGAGATGTGATCCTGCAGAGAACAGCTTCCTAGTGTATTCAGAAGCCTTAGCCCACCTAGTTGCTGTAGAGGCCGACTTAGCGAGCTTACCCAAGGTTGAGAAGGTACCACCTGCCAGACGACCAAGAGCAGCAGTACCCATACCACCATAGGTGAAACCCCATTGTCCAATCATGTCTGATGCAGCATGCCAGAAACCAGAGTCCATACCTCGGCTAGCCAGTGATGCTTCTGCACCATGGATAGCTCTCTCTGCAGACTCAGCGGTATCAGCTAGGTACTTGTTACCTGCACCGAAGATATTGTAGAGTGCACCCTTACCTTCACGCTCTACGGCCTCACTGAGCATGTAGTTAGGTGATACATCATTCCCACTGAAGAAGTAGTCTGAGGCCCCCCTGATAACGTCTGACCCAGCCTTGATAGACTGGGTAGCGTTAGCAAGGAGTTTGTTCATAGATGCATTCATCCATACCTCAGCCTTATCAAGAAGACCATAATCAACCTGACTGCCAGCCTTAAACCTCTCCTCGTCTGCCTGAATAGCACCTTCGGCGTTGGGGTTGGAGCTGATGTCTGCAAAGGGGTTCTCCTCCTTAGGCATGATGTCGGCGATCGCCTTGTCGATCAGAATCTGCTTCTCAGCCTCATTGAGACCTTCAAGGCTCTCACCGAGATTCCGGATGGCTGCGGCGCGGTACTTCTCAGCATTTATCTCGTACTGTAGCTGCGCTGCTCGGAACGAATTGTCTACTTGTTCCTGAGACCTACGACCTGCGCTAGAGGATAGGTCCTTACCGAAGATGGGTCTAAAAACCTTTCGTTTTGCTCTTCCCATAATGTTGTTCTAATAAAAGTCCGGGATCAGGTGCACCAGCGGGCTGGGTGACCATGTCATAAACTTGCTGGCCCTGTAAGACTTGTTCCTCATCGATATTACCAGACTCTCGCTTGAGGTTCTGTACTGATTCTATCTTAGCAAGGTACAGCTTGAGCCTCATCAGTGATTCCTCAGAGGGGTTAAAGTCTAATGCTGAGCCTACGCCGGCTTGCTGTTGGAAGTTCTTAGAGTCGGCAAGGGGCACTCTATAACGCTTGTTCGTCTGACTCTGGTTGTCAAAGAACGAGGCTTCATAATAAGGCCTACCATCAGAGGTTATACCAATCTTCGCGTCCTTAGGCGTATAGCCACTTCTTACAAGGGTGATAAATTCGTCGACCTTTTGACCTTCAATATCATTAAGCCCGAGCTGGGCATAAGCATTCTTGTCGCCATACACAGCACCATGAACGCCGGTGATTGCGTTCTTGAGGATATCGTTGGCCGTCTGAGCTGACACGTTGAACTCACCTGCGACGTTGTTCCTTGCTGTCATGGCGTATAGCCTATTATTGAGTGTAGCTGTACTGCCGAGCTTATCGAAGTCGGGATTAAACTGAACACCCTTCCCATCTGCCGACCTAGTGGATGGAGCAACCAGCTTATTACCGTTCCAGGCAAACCCTGCAGGCTTGAGGAGCTTAGCCACCTCTGGGAGATTCTGACTACCGAAGGCCTTCATATACGACTCGGTGAGGATAGTGTCGAAGTTGGCTGGCGTTCTTGCTGGAGATGGGAGCCTATAAAACCTGTCCTTTGCGGACTTGTAGATAGAGTTAAGGAGCGTCTTACCCTTAACGCCTGCAGATCCAACAGCTACACCACCGCCTCGAGCAATGACATCGATAGACCCACCTTTATCGTCGGCAGATCCACCGCCGCCGCCTCCACCACTGTTCCTGCGTCCACCGCCGGAACGAGCAGCTGAGAGGCTAGCCTGGAGTCTCATAATCTTCTCCTTATCCTCAAATGGAGTCATAGCATCACCACCTGCAGCACCGATCATACCACGCTGTACGCCATGGACAAGAGCGAAGTTTGCTTCTGGCTCATCAAGGTGCTTCCTGATATCCTCACCATAGGAGGACTTTACCTGATGAAGGACCTGGTTGTAAAGCTCAGTGAGAGGATTCTTAGGATCTGAGAAGTGCTGACCGATAGCCTTGTGCACATCTTCAGCCTTAGAGCCCTTCACTGTGCGCAGGATCCTGGTAAGCCTATCGATATTCCCAATGAGCTTGAGGTCCTGTGTACTGTTCCTCCAAGCTGCAAGGTAGTCGAAGGCTCGCTTCCTTGCATCCTCACCGGAGAAGAGTAGAGGAGAGACCTTGTTAGGATCGTCGATGAATGATTGGATAGACAGGTCCTTGCCAAGAACTACGGCAGAGGGATCCTGCAGTCTAGCCTTGGAGGCCATGTCATTATACTGAGCACGCCTTGTGAGTGCATCCTTGAGCTGGCCTGCGCCTTGTGCGTACTGCCCCTTGAGCTTGACAAGGTCCTGCATCATCACTCTGTTGTAGGCACCATCAGAGACAACACCTTCCTTAGCTATCCTATCAGCATAACCGCTGAGCTTAGAGAGTATAGGCGCGATAGTGCCCTTATAGAAGTCACTATTCTTATCCTCGGCAGACAGGGCTGAGGAAAGCGACATAAGGTCTGTATGGGACTGTATGGCGGTAGTGTAGTACTCTTCCTCACGTCTGGCTAGTGGCTCGATGATACGTGCCATCTGATCGAAGGAGGTAGGCTGCATTACCGCTGTGGTAACTGTCGTTTTAGCCATTATCTATTATTATTAGTATCTCTTCAAAGGTACGGAAGAATGATGGCACTGTCGCCACCACTCTTCCATATCTGTTACTTAATTGGTCTCCCGAGGAAGGATAGACCAGCGAATATCGGTGAGCTTACCGCGTCGTTCGGATTAGTGCTAAACAAGTTGTTCAACTTCAGTAGCTCCTTCGGGATCGTAGGGAATGTCCTTCTAACTGTAGGAGGCAGTGTACTTGCGCCTACTTCCGCCTGAGGAACGGTCTGACTTGCGTTCTGAGGAGAAGCATAGTCTGGAGAGTACCCAGGTGTCCTTATGATGTTACCAAGATCATCGAAGGTGTACCCATGTACTGCAGCTACCAGCCTCCTGTTGAGAGCTGTCTCACCAATAGCGCTGAGGTTCATAGCGAAGTTGTTGAGGTTAACTGACCTAGCCTGCGCATTTGCTGCTTCCTCAGCCATCCTCATTGCTTCAGACCTTTCGATACCCTGTAACCTCTGTGCTGCGATCTGCCTGTTAGCTGCCTCCTGCTGGAGGATGAACTGTAGGTTCTGTGCTTCCTGCTGTCGGTTGAAGCCGATGGCTGCTCGCCTCCTCTGGTCATTAAACTCATCAGCCTTGATCTTAGCATCAGAGATAGCCTGCTGTGTATTGTACCCAGCTGCGAGGAGACCTGCAGTAGCACCAAGACCATTACCGCCAGAGCCATTGATGATCGCATTCCTCAAGGCATTACCCTGTGCGATGATCTTGCTAGCGGTGTAGTCTGTATCGAAAGGCTTGTACGTATCATTGACGATCTCAGGGGTCCTTACTGGGGCTTCCTTAAACGTCTTCACATACTCATGTTCGATCCTATCAGCCCTGGAGAAGTCATCCCTGTTAGTAGCACCGAAGGCATCACGAAGGACATTAAGACCTGAGAGAGCTGCAGGAGCGTACCTGAGGAGAGGAGAGATAGCACCTCCCTTGGCAAACAACTGTCCCTGAGGAAGAGATGGTTGACTCATAGCCTTGATCTGTTCCTGTCTCTGTGCGAGCCTTGCTGTCTCAACTTCAAACCTACGCTTCTCGATAGGGTCATTAGGACGCTGCTCAAGGGACTTAGCTAGCTTCCTAGCTGCCTTGGCAAAGCTCTTACCCTTGCTTTCTTCTAGTCGATCTGAGAACATATAGTTACCTACCTTAATTTCTCCTTCCTCAGCCAACATTGGTTGACCTTCACCATTAATGCCGAACTGAATACCGCCATTAGGGTTAGTCTCATGGCTACCACCAGCGTTAAACTCGGTGACACCACCATCAGCGAAGAACTGCTGTTGTAGTCTGGTGTCGTTACTCCTATCCACAGCCTGAGCTGCAGTGAGGAAGGATCTATTTACTTCGTTATTGGCGATAGCCCTCTGCTCATTGAGCTGACGTTGTCGCTCTCTGGCATCAGCACTACCCTTGAAGGCACCAGCAATACCACTGATGAGACCGAGACCACCGCCGATGATAGAGCCTATAGGACCAAAGGCGGTACCAGCACCGGCACCACCAAGGACACCTGATGCGATACCACCGATAGCATTGCCGTCATCTCTCACCTGAGAGTATGATACCGACTCAAGTGGATTGATAGCCTCCCACTGAGCCATGAGGGCATCATTATTGTCTGCGCCTACAGGACCTGTATAGTACTGCGCTTCCTTCTCAAGACCGCTAGTATCTTTTAGCTTGCTGGACGTGAGGAAAGCGTCACGCACGGCAGAGATCCCGGAGATAGCCCCCGAGATCTTACCTGCTAAACGGCTCGCCCTTGCCGCCCTTATTTCTGATTCTGTCATATCAATCACTCGTAATAGTGAACAGTTATATCGTGAATGATGCTCCTGTAGAGCAAGCCACCATTAGAGTGGAGCCTGAGGTGCATCCATGGATTCCTGATACGATCCATCTTGAACTTGCTCTGCGCGTCTCTTGGGATCTGTATTCTGTAAATCCTGAACTTCTCCTTCATCACTGATGGATAGTTCTTTACAAAGGTAATCCCATAGCCCATAGTGCGCTGATACTCCGTCCACACGTCCATCTCTGTGAGGTCAAGGGTGATCAGCTTATCACCATCCCAGGTGTCACCACGGACATCGAGGTTGGTGAAGATCTTATCCTCGCCTGCACCTTCAGGATTGACCCTGTAATGGATGTACCAGTCAAGAGCTTGGTTATACAGACCTGCACTATACTTCGACTCATTGTGCCAGAGGTACCCATAAGCTAAGCTGTATACAGACTGGCCAAGGACAAACATCTCCTCAATCTTCTTGTAGTCATATATCGACTCGAAGGCCTGCAGCTCCTCATTGTAGCACAGCGTCTCATCCTTGGTACAGACGTGAATCCTATTCATTACCCCCTCTGAGAGCAATACAGCTCCTGTGGTGGCCGATAAGTAGTCTTGCATAGACTTCTGCTTAGAGATAGGAGATAAGCCGTCAGAGAGGCTGTAAAGCGTGCTGGTGCGGTCATCAAGGAGATAGAGTGCTGAAGCGGAATGGCATACCCTCCTCAGAGAGCCTGTACCGATCTCCTTAGACATATACCTATGGCCATCGACCTTACGGCTATTGCTGATCTCGATAGGCACACCATCAGATGCTTGGACCTGGACCCTGCTGTTGTAGTTGATAAGTCCTATGCCCTGTCTCTGTACGAAGAACAGTCTGTCTGATGAGGAGAGGATCCTAGTGATACTACCACAGATACCATCAAGGGATGCCGTAGAAGCGCCACTGAAGTGCGTGTAGTTGTCAATGAACTCTCCGTTCTGCTTAGTCTTACTCCAGGTGAATGACGCTGGGTGATGTGACGTAAGCATGTAATCAGGGATGATGTCATACGTCTTGAGAGTCATCCTGTCGTTGTAGACATCGTTCATCCTGTTGACGTTGTCCATACTCATGGCCTGCGGGGTCTTGATGCCGATGTTCCTATCATACCTACCAAGCTGGTTTACCCTGGTGAGGAGAGGAATGTCAATGATATCAGTCACCTTATTAGCTTCTGAGGAAGGGATAGTCTTGAAGAGCGTTGTCGTTTGATAGTAGGTGTCACCTCCTCCGGTAGCGCTCTTAGCAATAGGCGTTACGTAAGAGTAGGACTCCCACCTGAGACTGTCAATATCATACCCAGGAGCCTCTCTCGTCATAAGGGCGATGGGAAGGACTGAGCCGGTAAGAGGAGCCTTGACAATACTCTTTGAGGAGACAGGAACTTGGTTGTACCTACTCATGAGCTTCTCAGCTGTTACCTTGAGGATCTCTCTCATCAGCCTCCTCAGGTTATCCCTGTCATTGCTTGATGATCCCACACCCTTAGCTATCTGCCCCCTTGACACGAAGGCAAGCCATAGACCTACAGAGGTAGCGTCAGTCTTGTAGAGCGAGTGCCTGAATGGTACGCCGTTAGAGTCAATGACATCACCAGAGTCCTTGGTGTATGGACTGATGATGCGCATCTTACCCTTCTTATCGTCCATAGCCTCATGCTTGTTCCAGTAGATACCACCAGGAGGTGTAGCATAGTAGAACGTCTCCTTGCCGTTATCAGCGTCAAGGGTAAGCCAGCTGGGGAACAGCTTCTCTCTCACTTCCTCAACACTCGAGAAGAAGGTGGTAGCTATATCAGCATAGGACGTATCAGGGAAGTCACCATCATGGAACTCGATAGAGACAGGCCCCCAGCAGTTCTTAGCGCCACCAAGGTTAGCACCACCTTGAGGATCGAAGTCATGTGTGAACCATCTGCCCTCCATCGTATTCATGAAGTCACTCACAGCGCTAGGAGGTAGACCATCACGCTTAATCTCATTTGCGACAAGGTCATCCTTACTGAGCTTGATGACAAAGTGGTCTGACGTGCCGTACTTCATCCTCGTGGGACCGCTGATGCTAGATACTGACCTCGCCTGTCCCTTACCATCAACACCAAGGAAACGCGATACACCACCCTTGATAGCTGGAAGAATCTTGTCCACCTCGCCAAGGTACGTGTCACCATCAACTTTCTGCAGTGACGCTCCGCCATTCCTCCATGTAGAGGTCTTGCCATTGAGTGTTCTCTCGTCTGTCGTTGCCCTACCATACACAGAGAGTCGTGCGGTGGTATTCTCGACCACCTTACCGCCAGATGTATCCTTGGTAGAGAAGAGAGGGACAGCCACACCCACCATGTCAGTCTCAAGGTTTGACACCTTTAGAATCTTAGAGCCTGGCTCAAGCCTAGTCGTCGATCCTATGGTGGTAGACAATGAGGGCCTGAGGAGAGACTCATGGTCGTATGTAGTAGAGATATCACTCCACTTCCCTTCCTCAACCCTAGTGTCTCTGTAGACGTATGACTCGATGGGAGCACCAAGAGTCTTCACGTGAAGCTGGATATCCTCATCATAGCAGTCCTGGATGTCAGGGGTATTGAAGGTCTGTATCTCAGCACACACCCTTACCTGAGCTGACGCGAGACCAGCTGTAGAGGAGCTTGACTTGAAGAACGGCTGGTCCACCTCCTTTCTGAAGAGAGACTTATTCACGGTGAGATCACCAAGGCTCTCTGGGAGCAACTCATCGCGCGTGATAGGTCTGAAGCAGTATGAGGAGAAGGCGTATGGTACACCGTCCTCCCTGTCAGCTACCGTATAGAGGGTAGGAGAGAGAACACCATTAGCGATCGTCCTACGCTCCTTCGTCGATGGATAATGGATGAGGACCCTGTAACCTACGTAGTCCCCTACTACAGGAGGAGGTGATACTACAAGCCTTGATGGAGAGTCAGGTGCTATGAACACACCGACAGGCACAGGGTTAGACTCCTGACCTGTCTTACTGATAAGCTGAATAGCTACAGGGTAATGCTCATGCGGCATCAACACAGAGATATCCTTGTGGCCCTTACCTGCCTGTCGAGCCCTGAAGGGCTCTACATCAACAGGGTTAAAGGTTATGCCGCCTGCAGCATAGTGGTCCTTGATCGTCTTCTGTTCTTCCTCAGACAACTTAAAGCCGGGGATAGAGAGGTTGCCGAGGAACAGTGTGTTGTCCTTGGCGGCAAGGGTGGAGGCGATGATGGTGTTGCTACCGAGATACAGGATGGCCTGTGGCTCGATACTAATACCTGGCTGTCCATAGTCGTGGAACTCTACGCTGTTGCCCTTGACAGGAACAGACTGTACGCGCTGCACATCAGGCGTACCACCCTCACTGGTCCTGAGGATCCTATACACATTGACGAAGTCAGCCTTCTGGTCCAGACCGGTGATCTCAATATCAAAGGAGCAGTTGATGATGTCCTCGCCTGATCCACCACGACCATCAGAGTGCGTGATGTAGTAGACATCAGACTCAGCAAAGATCTTCGACTCCTTGCCGTGCATGAGGGAATAGGTGAAGACATAAGTGACGTTACCACTATGCAGCTTTGAACCACGTCCCCAGCTCTGTGTCACATTTACCTCTTCCTCAAAAGATAGTGACCAGGTATTGTTAATGTAGTCGACATTCGGATTAGTAGCCAGACGCTTGTCGTGGATGTTCAGTGACCTCAGCGGATTGACACCATCGACCCAGTAGACCTTCTCGATATCGTCACGCTCGACGACACCGATCATATCTACGTTGTCGCTCAGGTTCATCTCCGTCTCGTAGATCTTCTTGATGTTCTCACCATCGAAGACGAAGACCATACCATCCTTCTTATACTTACTGAGGATAACAGCCTTGTCACCGATGACAGTGGTAGCCACAACGCGTCCGGGGACAGAGCTCTTAGCCTCCGTCCCCTTGATGCTGCTTATAGAGAAGAGCGTGTTACTGCCGTCTGAGGAAATGCGGATATTCCTCAGCTCATAAGCTAAATCGTTTGATGCCCTGGCCTCAGCGTGGTCTTGCGCCATGCCTCGTGCCATTAGGCGGATAACCTTCTCTTTCATCGTCTCTTGGTACCTATGTCGGAGAACCTAGCCCTGATGCCGATCTCGATGATCTCCTCAGGTGTAGGTATCCTCTGTGATGCGAGGTACTGCCCAACAGCCCATGAGTAGTCCTGCTGTGCCTGGTGTGATGACTCCCTGCTGATCTTGTTATTATCGAAGAGGAGCTTGTACTGGTCCATCTTGATGTAGGCTAGGATAGCGTCAATGAGCATCTCATCCTCATAGACCATGGGGAAGCCATCCTCATCTACCGGCATAGCGAGATAGGAGATGTCGATCTTGCCCTTCTCAAAGCCACACTGCATAACACCATTGCGTAGGGTGTACTCGTACTTCCCTATACGTCCACTCCTCCTCACCTCATTCATGGGGATGTGACCGATACGTACGGACTGAAGCCTGAGGCAATCCTTAGGCAGCCTACCACGGAAGGACTTGATCTCCACCTCGTCTTCATAGATATCAAGACTGTCGGGCTCAGCGTACTTCCTCGTGAAGCTAGCTACGTACTCAGCAACAGCCTCCTTATCCAGGGTAGCCAAGTTGGGATTCCTGGTCAACCTAGAAAGGAGGCTATCAATACCTATGTACCTGTTCATATATTAGTCTTTGTTCTTGTTCGCGGAGACGCGTCTTAGCGCTCCTGTAATACTCAAAGAGGTAATGACGCATCACTGTGCGTCTCCTCATGGACTTCTTGCTACGCAGGATCAGCTTGTGCTTCCAGTCCTGCCTCACGAAGCCTTTGTGGCCGCTCTTCCTGATCTCGTTGGTCTTTGCCCAGTCGATAGGTGGCAGCCCTACTAGCTTACCATTGACAAGCCTAGGCTCATATTCCCTGAGCTCGAGGTAGAGAACAGCTAAGTCCAGAGGAAGGCGAACCATCCCTTCCTCAAGCAAAACTTCAAAGAGAGCGGCATTGAGGTCCTTCACTATGTCTATGAAGATACTTCTTTTCACCTTCTTCTTGAGGTCCTTCCTGAGGAAGGGATAGATCTCTTTACTTCCGATACTCTTCATCACTTAGCTTTCCTATTCCTCAGCTGACGAGAGATAGCTGAAGCAAGTGTGTAGATGTCTGGGAGGTCGTCCATGCCGTTGTTCTTATAGTCATCAGCATTGTACATCGTAGAAAGGATGTCCTTCCTCACAGCGTCTACGAGAGGCATCACCAGCCCTTCCTCAAGAGGTATGGTGATGTCATAGCTATCAGCGCACTCTCCACCTGGTCCTTCCTCAGACTGATCGCAGAGGAGCTTCCTATCAGGTATAGATGCAGGCATACACGTAATACGGACCTCGCCAAGGTACTTCATCCTGGGATCAAGACCTTTGAGCTTGAGGTGCCTGTCACCGCCAATAGTGCCGTAGATGGTCTTAGAGGCGAACTCACCTGACAGCGCATGCCTATACCTATCAGTGTTGGCTGAGCTGATAGTAAGCTCACCAGCCTCGATGCTGTAGTCACCGATCATAGAGGGTAGCTTATCGACACTGACAGACTCAAACACGCCCTTGCACTTGTCGATATTCTTCAGCTTGAGCTTAACACATAGCTCTACCTTGTTCTCACTACCTGGATCCTTGCCATTGTACTTCTTCTCAATAAGGAGCGCGCGGTACTTGTCTATGAGGAAAGCGATGTGTGCATCAGTGAAGCTGAAGTCATCAGAGCCACCCTTGACCTGATCGGTGATCAGGGATATGAGTTCTCTATACGTTGCCATTACACTTCAATTCTAAAGGTACCGTCAGCGACGCGTATCTCGCAACGCTGTGTCACCCTGAGTCTCTTGTTGGATTCTACAGGGTCATTGAGGATGAGATCGCCTGCGCCGAAGTCAACCCCACACAAAGATAGCTCTGAGGAAAGGATAGATAGCATCGACCTGTATTCCTCTACCGTGGCATATAGCCCTAGCGAGGTCCTGTCAATGATAGCTACCTCTATAGCGATGAGCAGATCCTTGTCGTCCTTGGCTTCTCCCTTGCTAAGACCATCGTAGTAGTCAAGCAGGAGGTCTATGATTTCTCTATCGGTCATTGCAGCTGCTACATTTCTTCTTCTCCTCAGCCACAGGTTCAGCGACCAGAGCCCAGAAGCGGTTAGCTGCATTGACATCACCACAACGTACAGCAGCACGCATGCCCTCCATGAGGAGGATAGTGTCAATAACAGCTGACTTATTATACTTACCTTCCTCACCAACACCTATGCTCTTCCTAAGACGGCGATAGAAGATTCCTTCATCGTAGGTGATAAGCTGGAACTTGTTCTTGTCAAGACCACATGGTGTGCTCTCCATAGGTGCACCAGCAAGCTCTACGTCAATGAGGAAGAGATCAGTGGCATTAGCGCTGATCTTGTCCAGTCTAAGCTCTAGACGTGCTCTGCGTCTCCTCAAGTCACTATGAGCCATCTCAGCTTCAGTAGGGAGCACACCACAGAACTCACGACATAGGTTAGCTGTAGCGATATCCTCAGGGATGGCAGAGATGTCCTGCTCATGCTTGACCTTGTCCCCAACAGTGACCTTGACCTTCTTCAGCCACATGTTATCGTAGTAACAGAGCGAAGATACGCTGATGTCGATGATTAGTTTATTTACCCTGGTGTCTACCAGCAATTCATTGATCTCGATCATTTGTCTTTAAGAAATAAGGGGGCCACCTACAGGTGTAGATGACCCCCAGATTCTACATGAGGTTGGTTAGCATTCATCAAGAATAGGAGATCCTTCCTTCACAGGATGAAGCTCCTTCTTGATAGCCGTCTTGAGCTTGCCCTCAACAAGAGCCTTCAGCTCGTCGTGCTTGCCGTAGAGCGTGATATCCTTCTCACTGCGGTAGGTCTGATTGCCAGAGCCGAGGTGAGCGTAGTGGATATCCAGAGCGTCGTACTCCTGCGTAGGATCAGCTACCATAACCACAGGGATCTTGTAGCCGTGACCCAGACCCTGGTACTCATCACCACGGAAGCCGAAGTGGAAGCGCTCCATGTCTGCTACTACAGGACCGTTGATCTCGTAGTTGTCAGCGTTCGTGTAGTCGAGCTTGACACGCTTGCAGACGATATGAGGGTTGTCCTCATAGCTAGACATCGTCACACGGGGCTTGAAGCTAAGCCTATACGTGGGAGCAGAGTGAGCAGGGTTGTAGTAGAACGTCTGGTTCTCCTTGAGGACGATACCATTGATAGCCGTAGCTGCAGCGCTAAGATCATCAAAGGTCATATCGTGCTTAACCTCTACGAGCGTGCCGATCGTGTCGGGCGTGCCAGCCGTGTCAATGAAGACCTGGATAGCGTTCTCACGCTGTTCGTACAGCCTCTTAGCAAGATCAAGGACCGCCAGAAGGAAGCTCTGCTGCACGAGGCTTGAGTTCACATCGTAGTTGAAGTTGATAGACTCAGTGATCTTGTTCAGCTGCGTGTTCGTGTAAGAACCGAAGATGTCTACGTTTACTGTGACATCCTGATTAGGAGCGAGAGATGTAGCAGGGATAGTGATCTTGTAGCAGTCCTTGTGGTGACGCAGCTGTTCCTTCTTCGTCAGGCGGATCTTGTTGATGCTCGCCAGAGGAATCTCGTCGGTGCGAACGACACCATTGTGAGTGCGATACTCGAAGTACATGTACCCATGCTCATCGTTGATGAAGAGCTTGGCTTCCCCCAGGTCGCCCTTCTCGGGGAGATGGTCGCTGGGACCAAAGCCAGTAGCCAGCTCAACCTTATTTACGACATAGACCTGTCGTACCTGATTAACCTTGTAACCCATAAATAATTATTTCCATGCGGCACGTGCTAGTTGCACGGCCTGTAAAACGATAGATCGGTGGAGGTACGGATTGAGCTCACTAGTGCGAGCCTTCGTCTCTCCATTTATTGTGAGCCCATCCTGAAGATCCTCCAAGATGATTGGCTTTGGTATGCGAAGATAACGCATAGAGTAGCCAGAGAAATCCTTCTTGTAGATGATCTCAACCATGTCACCTGCCATGAGGCGCAGTGGCTGGATGGTTGGACCTGAGAATGGATTGATGAGCCTCTTAGCGATCTTGTCGTGGCTTACCGGTGCTACTGTGATAGCGCAACCGCCAACGCCACTGACATACTCGTAGAGAGGCTGTATCATATCCTCTGGGGTGGCAAAGAATCGAGAGTAGCTTGTCACGCCCTGGATGCCTTTAAGCTCCTTAGTGGTCGTGGTGACAGATGCTACAGCTTCATAGTCCTTGAGGAGAGTGTGTAGACGAGACCTGTTCTCATCGGAGCCGTCCAGACCAGGGAGATCCTCCCCGCCAATGATAGCGGAGAGGACCTGTTCCTGTGCTGTTGTCAGGAGACGACTCTTCTCATACTCACTGAGACCTGGAGCACCATTGCTCGACAGGTTATTATAGAGAAGATCAAACTCGTGAGAGAGCTCCTGTACCGTCATAGCCTACTTTTCTGCGTCCTTAATACTAGCCTTGAGAGTCAGGAACTCTTCCTGATTCTGGGGACGCGAGAGATATGCTGATGCATTCTCCAGCGTTGGCTCCTCATCGACATTACAGATGGGCGTGTTGTCTAAGCGATAGAACTTACCACCCTTGTTGAAGATGAGTTTGAGAGCTGCAGCCTTCTTGATGACAACCATCGAAGCGAGGTTCTCGTTACCAGCAACCTCAATGAATCGCTTAGGCGCTTCCTGTGCGATCTTAGTGAGCTTGTTGAGGAGGAAGGACCTGTCAACCCTAAGAGACAGCGACGAGCCTGTGAGACGCTCGAGAACGGCACGCATGGTGTCGCGGTCATCCCTGATGCTGTTGAGGAGCATGATAGCATTGATAGAGAGGTCTGCCTCTTCCTCAATACGCTTAGCACGCTCATCCTCAAACGACAGGAGGTACAGATGCTCAGAGTCGGGATTCTTCCTGTGTTCCTCAGCCGACGTAGCAATGATATGCTTGTTTGCTGCAAGGACCTTATACTCGATGTAACCTTCAGGAGTGCTAATATCGATAGACTTGTCCTCTGCGTTGAGCCTGATGGAATAGTTGTCCCAGTAGTTATTCACCCTGATATAGCTAGACAGGGCATCTTTGGGAAGGCCCATGAGCCGAGTGAGACATTCCTGCTCTTCCTCAGTGAGGACTTGCACGTACGAGCCATCGATCTTAACAGGCACACAGATCGTCACTGTCGCCCCAGGAGCCCTACCGGAAGCCAGAACATGGTTCTTGCTCGTTACCAGTGGTGTCTTCTTGGGGATCATCGTGACATTGACCCTCCTGTTAGGTAGCGAGAACCCGCCCTCGTTCTGCACGAGGACGGACTCTTCGATGTTGGTTGCTTTCTTTGCCATTTCTATTCTATGTATTCTTAGTTAGTCTTAGTCCCTGAGGATCGAAGGGATGAACGACATTACGCGCGATGCGTCACGGACACATACACCCATCGTAGCGGTGCGAGTGAAGTGTACGCTATCCTCATCGTTAGCAGAGTGCTGGTACGTACCACCACCATAAGCGCTAAGAGCGTGCTGCATCAGCGTGCCAGCGACGTTGTACCTCGTCGTACCCACGATGACAGAGCGGTGTTCTTCTGCGCCCTTAGGCTGTACAAGCTGGATGTTGGGGTTGTCCGTCGTACCGCAGTCGAAGAGGTCGAAGCGGTGAGAGAACGCCGTGCCACCCTGGGGATGAGAGATCTTGTTACGGATGATGTCGTCGTACATGCTGTCAACGTCAAGAGTGATCGTGACACCGTTAGGAGCACGGTACTCAGTGAACTGATAGCCTGCAGCCAGAGCGTTGTCGTGGAGAGGGCTGTTCGTCCTCGTGATAGCAGGAGCGTTACCGTCGCCGATGTAAGACCAGCCCTTGACAGAGTCAGAGACAGCCTTGTGGAAGGCGATAGCACCATACTCACCGGTACGAAGGATGTACTTACGTTCGCCGAACTCCTTGTTGTCGACAGAGAAGTCTACCAGCGCGCGTTCGAACATCTCGATATTGAACTTCGTGTAGTAGTGCTGGTTGCCGTAAGAGATCTGCTCGTAGAGACCAGCACCGGTCTTGATCTTGTTACCAGAAGCACCGAAGAGCGTGAACTCACCGTTAGCACCCTTGGTAGAGCGACCATAGGCAAGCATGTTAGCCTTCATTTCGCGGAACTGGATTTCAGCAAGCCACTCGGTGTAGTGTACCCATGCCTCCTTGATCTCAACCTTGTTCTCGTTGTCGGGATCGATGAAGGGGTAGAGGAACATCATACCGCTGTTCTCCTTGACGAAACGCTCGGAAGCGACCTTGTAGTCAAGACGGATATTCGTGAAGGTGTTACGCATCCTGTTAGCTTCACCGAAGCGGATACCACCAACACTACGAGACATTTCACTCTCGATGATCGTGTGAGAGTAGCTGAACCTACGACCTTCCAGAAGTTCCCTTGCAGGGATACCATTCTCATCACCGTTAGCGAGGACTACACGGTAGACAACCTGCGAGCCTTCGTTGACAGGGTGATCCTGGATATGCAGAGGATAGACTTCGTTCTTCTCACCCATGATGATCTCACCCTTGAAGAAGTAGTCTTCAGGGAAGACGAGGAAGAAGGGAGAGAAGTTGCGACCGACGTTACCGTAGTTCTCGTCGATGACCGCACCGCTCTCGTCGCGTGCCTGAATCAGAGGGATATTACGCCTATAACCACCGACAACATCCCATTCGTAGTCGTTGGTCGTTTCTACGTACTTAATAGGGAACTTGCGGAGGAAAGCCTCGAGGTTACTACCCTTCGAGTTTCGTGACACAAGGTTCACCATGAAGTCCGCCAGAAGCTGGGGAGAGCGATAGCCGATGGATGCGAGGTGGTTCTCGGTCGTCAGACCATTCCACCCAGAGGTCCTTGCTACCTGTAAGGGCTGGAGCCCATTCTGAATTAACTTACTCATATATTACTATCTGATTTTAACAGGGGTGCCATCTATCAGATGTGCGATGGGCCCACCACTGCTGACTAATTGCGAGTTACCACGCCTCTCTGGCGTGCGTAGCTTTGCTTCCAAGGCGGACATCTTTGAGGAGACCTCCTTCTGTACTGCCTTTTGGCCGATCTTAGACAAGTCCTTGAATCCATCCGTCAGAGCAAAGAGTACACCTACATTGCGAGAGAATGAAACAGGGTCACTCTGCATAGCGTATTCCAACGCTGTGAGAGTCTGCCCTGTGGACTTATCCTTGTATGCTGGTTCTGTGAGGGCCTTGTATGCCTGCTCACGAATGGCAGGGTCAATACCAATAGCCTCATAGAATGGGTTATCTTCTAACACAGCCGAGCGGAGAGCCTGAGCGTGCATCTCTATCTGTGCCTGCTGCTCCCTAGCCTCAGCCTCACGCTGAGCAAGGAGGTTGTTGTAGGAACTTACATAGAAGTTCTTGCAGTCTTCAAGAGCGTCGATAGCGTCGGCTACATCAGTGCCGGCATTGATAGACTTCTCTACCTCACGCTTTGCCCTTTCCTCAGAGAACCCCTTGTTGATGTACGACATGTAGATCAGCTCACGTCGGGTCGATTCAGCTTGCGCGTCATTCTCCCTAGAGAGCTGCTCCTCATCGATATTGCTGAGAGTATCGATGATGTTTGAGTACTGTGCGTACTCATCTACCGTGACATTCGCAGCCATGGCCTCCTCAAAACGCTTAACCTTATCGCCAGCGCGGTTCTCCGCTTCCTGATCGATAAGGCTTGAGAGTTGCTCTGGGGTGAGCTCGCCACTGATATCCTTGGGGTCGATGAACTTTAGGACGTTACCCTTTACGAGGTCCTGAGCAAAGGCAGAGTAGACATCTCCACCGAGGTTAGACTCTTCTACTCCTTCCTCAACAACAGGTTCTACGCCCGGTTCTTCATGCTGGGGTTCGGCTGGTTCTTCGCCTTGCTTTGCTTCCTGAGGTTCGGGTTCTGCATTACTGCCATCTTCCGGTGTCGGCTCGCTGAGCTCGCCTCTGAGGAAGATATCAGGAAGACCTACAGGACCACCGGTAGTGATGTCTGAAGTCCCCTGAGCTTCTATAGGCTGTTCATACCTACCGTCCTCAAGGCCGAATGAAGCAAGACTAAATTCTTCTGGATTCATGTTCTTTCTTTTAATATGTACTACAAGGCTCAGAAACGCGCTCTGTTAGCCTCGCGTGATAAAGATATATATTTCTTCACCTTTTTGCTGAGAAGCCTTTAGGCGGGCTGTGAGAGCCTCAGACGTTGCCTTAGAGTCCACAAGTCCACCAACAACCTTATTCTTGCCTACAAGGATACACCCTGAGGTGTGATCTTTGTTATTGCCAGCGTGGATAAGGATACCGTCGAACTCAGGGACATTGAGGAGGCGAGGAAGTTCCTTACCGAAGCGTGGTGACATATTGACGATGACCTTGTACTTGCCATAAGGGATAGCGGTCTCGTGCATCACCTTACGCTCGCCATTGTCAAACTTACCATTCTCGTTCAGGTCCCTGACCTTGTCCTCAAGCGTATCGCAGAAATACACACCATCGATATACAGCTTGCCAATAGTGTATGTATCCTTGAGCGCTACTCTCTTTAACTCTATCTTCATTTGCTTAGGGTATTTGATCAGCGTGAGCATCGGCGTTCTTTGTCGCTTCTCTCACGAGGTGTGCCAGCTCGGCGATCTGCGCCTTGAGGTCTGAGATCTCATCACGCTGCCTACTGATCTCCTCGCGCTGCTTCTCGATGCTCTCGCGCTGTTTCTCGTTTTCCTCAAGGAGAACTATCAGCCTCCTCTTGTTGTCCTCGGAGAGCGTCTGATAGAACTCAAGGCTCTCCTTCATGTTAGCTACCTCGATGGCACCTGTCTCCGCCTGATACTTCTTCTTGGTGAAGATGAACGTCACGAAGGCACTGATGGTCGAGGTGACTATACTGATAATACTGCTAACGATAAACTCATGCATCTTTAATTTACGATCTCAACGAACCTACTACCTTCTTCACTGATGTAGGGGTTCAAGTCCTTAACGTCAACGATGACCTCCGTGCTTCTCTTCTGGAACCAACGGATGAAGAAGATCTTCGATGGCTTGCGAATAAACCTGCGCGTATGTACTACGATGTGCTTCTTTGATAACACCGACAGGTCCGTTCTTAGAGTATCTGGATAGCGTAATGCTAAGCTCAGCTTGTACCACTCATCTCCTAAGATAGTATCTACGGAGACTCCAGGGGCAAATATAGTATCGCGGAGAATCAAGGTGTCCTTAGTGACAAATGAGGACCTGAACTCAGCGAGAGCCTTTAGATCCTTATCCTTAACCTTGAGTTCCTTCTTGGTCTTGAGGAGAGCGATGCTGATGCTGTCTCCTCTCTGCTCAAGCTCGTCGATAGTCATCTTGTATAGCTTGCTCTGATTCTTCAAGCTATCTGATGCCGCTATCTCCGCGCGAAGATTTCCATACGCTCTCTCTTCCTCAATGCGAAGTCTCTGGTTTTCGTTCCTGAGGAAGGAAGCGTACCCTACCGCCGATAACGTGATAGCTATCAACAGTAGGGTTACGTTCACCTTCATGGTCTTTATGCTTCTGGTGCCTTACCGATTACGAAGAGATGATTCTTCTTCTTCCTCGTAGCCTCAGGAAGGGCCTGGTATGCTTCAAGCGAATCAACAAACGTGATCTGATCCTCATGTGCAGGAGCGGACTCCAGCTGAGTGATCTTAGCCTGCAGCTGCTGGATCGTAGACTCAAGGGTAGCGATCTTACCAGCGTTCTCATCAGCCTTGCCCTTAGCCTGGCTAATGGTCTGCTTCTGCTGGTTGACGGCACCCTCGATAGACTGGAGCTTAGTCTTCTGAGCCTCGATAGTCTGCTTACTTGCAGCTACCTCGGCAGGGTCAGCAATCTCCCTCCACTTACCGGTCGTTGCATCGAGAGTGTTAGAAGAGTGGAAGACGTAGTGCTTCTTCGTCTCCTTACAGAAAGACATGTGACCCTCGTCGATGGTGTCGACGACCTGCTTCATGTCTGCGAGAGTAGCGAACTGGTCGCGCTCGAAGTTGGGGAGATCCCCTTCATAGCCAAAGGTGATGGCTATGTTCTTGAAATTACTTGCCATGTTTATTACTTAACAAAAGTGAATGGGATTTCTTGACGCTTTCTCGTGGAGCCGAAAGGTGCAGCGATTGTATAGACGAGGTAATCTACACCATCAACGTTCACCGTGGTCTCATCGAAGTTCTCCCTGATATCATCATTGGAACCATCGATGATCTTGGTCACAGGACCGAGACTCTTGGGATAAGCATAGGAGAACTTAGAGTTCTCGTGAGACACCACAGTGATCTCCTTGAAGACCTCTGCAGGTGAGGAAGCTACAGTAGCTGTAAGGCCCTTGAGGTCTGCAGCTGTGATAGGATGTCCTTCCTCACCGACACCGCTCCTATGTGGGTACTTACCGAGGTAAGTCGTGTAGGTCTCTGCTACAGGTCTCTTCTTCCTACCTACGACCCTGTACCCTGGCTTAGCAGGCTTAGTGACAGTCCACTCGCCGTACTGAGGATTACCCTGTCGTACACCATCGATCAGCGTGTAGGTGACATTGCGCTGGCGCTCACCAACAACAGGCTGTACGGTGACGATGACATCCTCGTAAGCGTTGTTGTCGTACTGGTCAGGTCCGTTAGGTCCAGGCTGGATAGGCTCCTTCTCTACTACTACCTGCGTCGTGACGACAGGACGCTTCTTAGAACCACGCCTGCGCATCTCTGCTACACCTGGGGTGTGCACATCGCTCTTCGTACGCTTGGTACCGGTAGGCTGGCCATTGCGGTACAGCTCTTCCTCAATCACGACACGCTTGCCGAGGACTGCAGTGCGTACGACAGTCGACTCGTCAGCGTAGAGCGTAGGATCGGTAGCCGTGTCCCACTCTACAGGCAGAGGAGGATCAAAGGTCGTCTTAGCTGGGAGCTCACGCCATTCCTGCACGACATTCTTGGAGATGAGGAAGCTGGTGCCGTTGTTGTTGATGATCTTGATAGTATCATCATTGACCCACTCGCCAGAGACGGCGAACACATCCTGCTTACGCTCCAGCTCTGCCTGCTTAGCCTTGACAGCCTTCAACTCGTTCGTCAGGTCCTCAATGGTCTTGAGGAGAGAAGAAGGATTGAAGATCGTATCCTTGTCCTCCTTGTTCTCAAGAACCTTCACCCTACGCTCCAGAGCTTCGAGATTGCCGTTCTCAACAGCAAAAGGTACACGCAGTACCTCATCAAGGGATCCGTCAGCATCAACCTCAGGGCTAAGGCCTACACGGAAGACAAGCTCACCGTTCTCGTAGACTACGCTCTTGAGACTCCTGTCAGGAGCACCCTGTCGCTGGCAGATACCTGAGGCGCTACCAAACTGCTCGAGCTTGTGGACGAGCTGACCATTACGCATGTAGCTAACCTTCATGAACTCACGGAACGTGCCGGGAGCATCATCGTTAGGCACAAGGTAGATCACTCCTTCCTCAGCCATCTCAGGTGCGCCAAGGAATGCCCTGGTCTTCACCTCATACCTGAAGAGACCATCGATCTTCGTCTGAAGAGCGTGGAGCTTCCCGCGGTCGTCGACAAACTCAGTGATGAGGTTCTGACCCTGCATCCTGATGTTGTAGGGCTTGTAGAACGTATCCTTGTTCGCGCCGATGGGAGACCAGTGCTTTGGATTGGTGATCTCCTTGCAGCCATCGCTACAGGAACCGGTGTACTGCCTCGTGATAACCTGACCTGCACCATCTACCGTAGTGATGACGAGCCCGCGACGACGAACGCCACGAGGGATCTGCCTAAGGGTATCCTTGAGACAACCTCGCCAAGGGAGATAGATATGGTTGGCCATGGTGAGCACATGATCGAGACGCTTTCCGGTGTACCCATCAAAGACAGCCTGCATGACGGTCTGAGGATAGACAGGCTTCCTGCTCTCTACCGAGCAAGGCGTTTGCTCTATGCGCCTGTAAAGCTGTTCGACGTGGACCTTCTTAGGCTCACGCTCAGGTCGCTTATATACCTCCTTGTTACATCCGCAACTCATATTCTATAAATGATCTGGTTCTTCTTCCTCCTCAGTGCATACGATGTATTCTCCAAGGTGCTTAGTGTCATTACCGATGTAGACTCTCCATCCCTTCCTTATGAGCTGATCAACCATGTAACCAGTCATGTAGGCTTCCCACTTCTCAGGGATCCTGAGGGTGAAGGAAGAGCCAAGAAGGAAGAGCTCATCCTCCTTACCATTGACGTATGGTGACTGGTCCCTCATGTTGTTGAGGAGGTAGACTACAGACTCCCTGTCAAGAGACTCAAGGTTCCAGTCTGGGCTGTTAGTAGTGCCCCAGTCGGTAACGGTGCCTGCAAAGTTGAAGTTGCGATTACCGAGGTTCCTCAGCCTCAAGCTCTGTATCTGGCTCCTCAGGCCACGATAGCCAGGCCAGTTGACCTGACCGGGAGGACAGTGGAAGGCCTGGTAGAACTGAGCATCGGTATAAAGATACTTACAATCGATGATCGGCTCGATAACTGCTACGTGAGAGTACTTACACATACCAGCGATACCACCAATAGGATTGACCGACCACCTCTTGTCACCTTCTCCGTACTCACCCATAGCTGGGTACCACGCGGTGAACGCTACAGGATTAGATATACGCAACCCAGACTCATTATACAGGGCTGGATCCTTGATAGTGATCTTACCATAGTCACCGAAGGAGCTGTGCCCTACCATCTCGGGAGAAAAGCCGTCCTCCTCAGCGTTGAATACCCTGTTGAAGACCTGCTCAGCAAAAGCGTTAGAGAAGTCCCTACAATGCCTGAAGTCAGCATTGAGGAAGAACTGGTCGTAGCTCTTCTGGTTGAGGTAGGAGAACTTGAAGCAGTCTGCGATGGTCGTTGGCACGATACCAAAGAAATTGCCGCCATCATTACCACTCTTACGACCATTGGTGTTGATCTTCAGCTTGCAAGGGGAGAAGAACACTTCATTCTTCTTCCTCTCAGGATTAGTAGTCGTACCGCGCGCACCAATGAACATGGCATGGCAGTTGTTGATATGACCGCTGACGATGTTGATGGTAGGGTTGATCTTTGCGTAGGCAAAGGCTGCCCTAGCGTTGATACCACCATTGACAGAGTTGGTCTCATTGCCCTGGATAGTCATGACTACCTCCTCAATATCCTCAGGTACATGATTACCCACATTCTGGAACTCATCAATAGACAGGTTACCAAGGTTCATGTTCTCACTGCCGAACAGGTTAGTGATCTCTCCTGCGATAGGATATCTCTTCAGCGTCTCTACGAGATGCCTGATGATAGCCTTAGAGTGATCGTTCCCTGGGAGAGCATAGAGAAGACGCAGATATCCGCCAAAGAGCGGATTGTACGCATTGTACGTCGTGTTGTCTGACTCTAGTGGAGACTTGTAGTACAACGTCGATGGGTATGCCTTCATCTCCCTGAAGATAGGAAGTCGTGTCTCAGTATCCTCGTCCCCTCTCCTCAGCTTCATAGAGAAGCGTGTCTGGAAATTGGCAGGATTAGCATAAGCAGCACCTTTATTCTCAAGTACCCACTTATGAGCCTCTGGGCTTGTGATAGCACTTGCGTAGGTGCTAGTAGATTCTAAGGCTCCAAAGATCATCATCGTAGCGAAGTCGATCTCTCGATGATAGACGTGCTGGTCTTCTGAGAACATGTCCAAGACAAGCCTCTCCCATGGATTCCCCTTGTAGCTATACCTGAAGAACTTCGCTCCAGCCCAAGTATTCTGCACGCTGTCGCAGTACAGGAAATCTGCCCTCTCCAGCTTAGGCTCGCCTCGGAAGATCATGTTTGGCATGCCGGTGAGGGAGGTTCTGAAATCATCAGCTAGAGCTGTACCTGGATCATTGCCCTCGTCTGTCCTAGTTACAAAGCGAAGGAGGCTTAGATCTTCTATACCGGAGTCATCGTAAAACGAGAACACCGAGGATATATAATCCTTATTTTCCGTATCCATACTCATTATAACTGACCAGTTGAAACAATAAGCTCGTTATTCACTTGGTCGCTAATCACGAAGTACGAGAGCCTACCGTACTTAGGATCCACATCTAGGCGATGCTCAGTGAAGATATACCCACCAGACTGGACTGACGTATCTACAGACTGCGCATAAGGAAGCCTGAAGTTATAGTCTTGCGTCGTGTGCTGCTTACCTGCCAGCTCTGAGCTGGGGATGTCCTTCTCCTTGGCAAGCTGCTTGAACGCTTCAGCTGGAGCCATGGTCTTGAATCGATCTCGGTCAGAGATGTTCTTCTTAGAGAGCTTGACAAAGTGAGCTGACACTGGAGTGAGGTTCTGAGGAGCAGCAGCTACAGCCACGGTGTCAAGACCAAGCTGGGCTGTGATAGCTATACCTGCGTTGTCCTCACCTACGACAGCCTTGAGGCTACCCTTGCTGTCAGCCTCCATGAGACCGAACCTAGGCGTGATAGAGTCCACTAGGCCTACCTTCTCCTTAGCGAGGTAGGTAGAGGCCTCTACCAGGAGCTGGGTAATATAAGTGAAACTCGAAGAGAAGACCCTGTACTTGAAGAACTGCTCTGAGTTCTCGATAGGCTTAGCGGAGGTACCGCCATTACTGAGGTCCATCCAGACGCGCTCACCTGGCCTTGGCTTGCTGGTGTCTTCCTTAGGGACATCAGGAGCATTAGGAACAAGAGTCTTGCTAACGATCTGTCCGTTGAGAGGAGACCCAGGCTTTACTATTCTACATATTCTGTATCTAGCCATACTTAAAATTACTACTAGTATTACGACTGCTACTATGATTTGGAATGCGAGCTCCATTATCGGTGCAGCTTAATAAACCCATATCTCCAGCCATCTTCGTTCTTCCTCAGGAGCTTGGTAGCCGTGTAGCTAGAGAACGTAGGACGAACTTCTACAGACTTAGTACCTGAGTATGACGTGCCATCACTGAACTCAATCGTGTAGTTGATGTCGGTGCTTGGGTAGCCGAGGGTGAAAGCTCCAGGGATAAGGAGATCCTGCCATGAGGCATTCCTAGACAGGAAGCCTCCTGAGGACTGACCTACTGGGAGCTCAATAGCTGGATTAGTGAACTTGTCTACTACAGCCTGACTCTCGAGAGCGAGATCCCCAGATCGGCTGAACTGACTTGAGTGGAATCGAGTAGCCACGACCACAGAGAAGTCGCTGTGAGGCGTACCTTCGTCTGTAGAGAAGACTATCGTCCTTTCCTCATCACGAGCAGCGTTGTTGAGGATCTGTCCCCAGACGAACTCGTCGATGTGGAGTCTCCTACCTGGAGAACCAAAGAGTTCGAACTGACCTATCGTGCGATCATCAGGGATGTCGTAAGTCTCCCTTTCAAGGTTAGGCCTGTAGTCAAACTTGAAGACACTCTCAAACTTACTATACGACATCCTCAGCTTGCTCACACTACCCTTGAGCTTATTGAAAGTCTCATCGGTAATGTCTAGGTATGCACCAAGCTGGGGCCTAGCTACGAGCTTATTGAGACCATCGTTAGTTGCCTCAGGAGCTGACACGATGTGGACACCGACACCGATGTAGCCCGCGTTCATCTCTGACTCGATCAGGGTCTTGATAGCCTCCTTGTCGCCAGTGATAGCACCACCGCCACCACCGCCGCCTTCGTTCTCGTCGGCGTTGCGGTAGTTTACAACAAGACCATGGAGAGGATGTCCGGGCTTGTTGATCCTGCAAATTCTAATTCTTGACATACTTGACAAATGGGTAGTTAGACGTTCTTGCTGACAGTTCTCTTACGATAGCATCCTTCTCTACGACATTGCAGAGCACATCTCTATCCCTGTTGATAGGATCAAGGATGTGCACGCGCTTGTAGACGAGCGTAGTGCGACCGTCCCTCACAACCTCACAGAGAGAGTATGTAGCGAGCTCAAGACGCATGTACTTATCTAGGAGAGCATCAATAGTCTTCTCATCGTACCTACGTGCCTCGCCCTTCCTCAGGAGCACTTGGAGGACACCACGAGTGCCGTTGGGGACAACGTCCTCTACGAACTGCACGACATCAACGTAGTCGACAGATATCTCATCCTCGATGATAGGGCTGACGAACTCTTCAGAACCACACCTCTCGTCAGGCTTATCCTGCAGAGGCAGTCTCTCTACGCTCAGAACCTTTCCGTGATCCTTCCTCTTCGCGTTACCTTCTACACAGACCCTATATGCGTAGATACCCTCAGGTAGTCCGTCGTGGTAAGATGCAAGGTTGTAGTCTGCGCGGTTGAGGAAGACAGTAGAGCACGAAGGCTGTGAAGGTTCCTCAGGTTTTGGTTGAGGAGGATCAGGAGTAGGATCCGGCTGTGGCGTAGGAGGCTTAGGCGTAGGATCAGGCGTAGGGCTAGGCTCAGGTGCAGGTACTACACCACCACCGCTAGTGAAGGTGTACAGCCATTCCCACGTCTGCTTGTTGTCGTAGGACACATAGAGCTTGTTATCCTCTACCTTGAGCCTTGGGGTGATACCAGGGGCACCATCCTTACCATTAGCACCGTTAGAGCCGTTGATACCATCACGACCATCACGACCGGGCCTACCGTCTACACCGTTACGTCCAGGGGCACCAGGAGCGCCATCACGACCTGGGAGACCTTGTGGACCACGAGCACCATCAGCACCCTTCTCACCGGGATCACCCTTATCTCCCTTCCTCACAGCATCGATGTACTTGGGGTCACCTTCGACATCGACACAGATCTGGTCCATACGGAAGACCTTGATGACGACGTTCTCGCCGACACGGATCTTACCATTCTTGAAAGCACCACCGCTGGTGAGGTCAAGGACAGTGTTACTAGGGATGTTGATCGTCTGCCCATCAAGATCGTAGGCATAGCGAACATCATAGATGGTGTTCTCCTTGTCGATCATGTGCTGCTCGAGGAGGTTAGTCTTATCGACCACGTTCTTCCTCATGTAGATATACCCATACCCGAGATACTCAGTCTCTGATGCCTCGCGGTCAGCGAAGGACAGCTCGTTCTTATCGTTGAACTTCAGATCCTCGCTGTTGGGCAGGATGCCAGTAGTACGGATGCCGAGGAGGTAAGCGATAACCTCAGGAGAGAGGTCCTCGATACCGATGTTACCCTTTGCGTACTGTACAGCTTCCTCAAGCATGCACCTCGTGACATACGTCTGTGAGATCACATGACCTTCGCTATCAGCGATAGCTCTGTCTGCGATGACCTCCTCAATAGGCGCACCGAAGTACTCGGTAGGCTCAGAGACGATGTAACCCTGTGCAGTGATGAAGTCCTGGAAGGGGTTAGTGCTTGATGCTTCCCAGAAGCCATCAAGACGACACTTGTACATCGTGGAGGTCACAAGCGTCTCACCCACGAAGGCATGGTCGCCTACCCTTGGATGACGGACAGCTGCGTCGAGCTCACGCTTGGTTCCAAAGAGCCCCTTGAAAGAGCTAGAGCCAGACGAGAGCCATTCCCAGTTACCGATATTCTTGATATCCTCAGTCCTCGTAGAAGCGCCGATATACCTCACCACTTCCCACAGACCGGTGTCCATGTCGAAGTACGAGTAAACAGACCCCGCCGTCTTGAACGAGGGGATCTGCTTCTTATCGACGTAATCCATTAGAGCTTCGATGGTCCGTACATTGGGAGGCACGGAGTGGTAGGTAGACTGATCCACAGAGAGGAGGTCCGCTACCGTGGCCAGGACATTGACATTGCCCTGCACAATAGGGATCTTCTCATCTCCACGGAGTGGGGCAGACTCTGGGAAGTCCGTATCCCTCCTACCTGTAAGGGAGCTCATCTTGTCCCTTAACTCGAAAATGTTACTCATATATTAACTACTTCTTTTTACCAGATACCACCTTGGCACTGGCTGCCTTTGCAGCTTGCTCCTGGATCTCCAGTTGTCGCTGCTTGTATTTGTTATTGGCTGCGAGCTTCTCCTTCTCGAGCTTCATCTTCTCATCGAACTGCCTGTCAGACTGCTCGAGGGTCTTCTGCTCCTCCTCAGAGAACACGTCGTCGTCGATACGGAAGATTGTCTGACCGAAGCCAAACGCCTCCTTCATCTTAGCAATCTCAAGCTGGGCATCCACTTCACGTTGACTGATTCGGTCCTTGAGATCGAGCTCAGCCATCTTGAGCTGCATTTGCTGTTCTGCAGCCTGCTGTTCAGCTTGCTGTTGAGCCTGTGCCTGCTCAGCCTGACGTTGACGCATAGCCTGCTCACCTTGCTCAATGATGCTTGCCTTCTCGGCGATAGAGATGGACTGATAGAGTTTGATGATAGCAGAGAAGTCAATGGCCTGATTTTGGAGAGCGGCTTGAGCCAGCATATCCAGCTTCTGATTGATCTCCATCGTCCCACGAGAAGAATCAATAGTGATACCATAGTCGCACTCTGCAAACTCTTCTCCGCCGATAGACATGATCTGCCTAGACTGATCGGGGAGGATGTACTCGAACTTCTTTGATCCATAGCGTAGTGAAATCTTTGCGACCTCGAGGAAGCACTCTAGCGCGCGCTTCTTGACATCCTCATGGATAGTGAATATCCACTCGGTGATATACGAGGACTGCAGTGTGGCGCGTTCGACGCCCCCTACAGTCTCCCTATTGTAGATCTGACCTTCACGTTGCCTTGAGATACCAGCCACGTCAGCCATCTCCTCCTTGATAGAGGCGAGGAGCTGTATGTGGTTCATGATAGATGAAGAGAGGTCAAGGTCGATAGACGCAGCTACGTTGTTGTTCAGTGCGCCGGCTAGCTTACCCTTGGCAACACCTACCTTCCCTTCCTCAAAAGAGTTGGTCACAGCCATCTTCATCCTCCTCAGGACAGACCACCACTCTGGATACTTCATCTTGCTGGGGAGCTTAGCCATATCCAGCTGTACGACCTTACCGATATTGTCGTAGATGATCTTGTTGAGCTTATCATGCACTAGGTTGTACATGTAGCTATAAGGCTTCATCATATCGACGAGAGAGTAAGGCTTGTCGTCGCTGAGGTTATAGACGCTACCGATGATACCGAAGTGGCACTTGGAGGGATTGGAGAGCCTGTTGAACTGGATCTTCCTTGGCCCGAGGTTAGCGTAGATATCATTGCCGATCAGCACACCTTCCCACGCCTCATTGATATACATGATCTTCGCAGTCTCACCAGCGAGCTCATCAACCTTGTAGTCACTAGGCATGAGCGTAGACACCTCTGCACCTGTCATAGGATCGACAGAGGTGATCTTCTTCACCTGCCTGATGGACTTCCAGTAGACCTGCATGACGCGCACGTTACCTTCAAAGTCATAAGGGGTGAGTGAGGAAGCCACAGTAGTGCCGTTGTAGATAGCTGTATCGTTGGGCCCAGAGTAATGGATACCAAAACGACCAAACATCTCTGCGACCGTGAAGTTATCTCCTTCACCACCTATAAGTCCTGAGGAAGAGCCAGAATGTATCTTGTCGATCTCTTCCTTCGTCAGGCTATCGCCATAGACATCAAGGATACGTGATGGGGACCAGTAATCTTCCACCACAACGATGTCGGCATCTTCAATACTGCCTGATGACCCAGACTTGAATACTCGCACCTTCATAGGGTCGAGTCTCTCGATAGTAGGTTCACCAGCTACGATATCACACCTGTATATCTCCTCACCCACGATGAGTGCATCAAGGAATCCCTTGTTGAACATCAGTGGTAGGGAGAGCTCTGAAGAGTAGTGCTTGAGGAAGGCATTACCACGGATCTCACGCAGGTCTTGCCACTTATAGGCGTACCTATGCTGTATCTCGTTGAAGGCTTCCTTGAGCTGTGCCTCATCCTGGATACCAGACTCCATGACAGCCATGATGTTCTCCATCACCTGCTGCTTCTTCATCTCCTCCATATCTGACACCGCCGTCGGGTTGGTCACGATGACACGGTAGTCAAAGGGCCTACGCGACTCCTCACCGAGGAGGACGTTGATCTTAGAGTTGATGATAGGAAAGTGCTGTACCTTGCCGGGGGCATCATGATCAGCGAAGTCATAGGGGTTGAAGAAAGCCATCATGTCCTCCTCATGGACTATACCATTGATGAGGTCATAGTTGATCTTCTTCCTTGCGATGCTATGCCTTACGGACGATGAGGAAGCAACAGAGGATGTTCCCTTCGCCCAGTCCACGCACTGGATGCACCAGTCACGTGTCTTTCTGCTATTAGGGAGATTCTGTTGAGGAAATCCACCCTTTTGTTTCTTTTCGTTCATACTAACCCTGATAGACTATTTAGGCTTAAAGATAAGGCTTGCGCCTATCCCTACGCAGATTGCGATTAAAGAAGCTCATCTTGCTGTCGATCTCTTCTTGCGTCTCATCATCATGCTCTTGGAAGTTTATGAGCATAGACTCTCGGTACAACATCAGGATACCCATTGCTGACACGCGGTCGAAGTTACCTATGTCGTTCCACGCTATGAGCTCCTGAAGAAGAGCACGATTCTTTATCCTGCATAGGTTAGGCATATCCTGCTCGTAGACCTCACCCTCATCTGTCTGCCTTGTTATACTCACAGGCTGGACGAGCCACTCAGCGAGCTTCTTTCTGGCATAGGCGTTGATACCAGCAGTAGCTGTCACACCCTTAGCTGCGTTACCGATAGGTCTTGCCTTGAGGAGGTCCCTGTCACGTAGGAATTCAAGGGTATCCTCAAGTAGGTGTGTGAGGTTATACCTTGAGCAATAGGCGAATAGACCCTTCTTGTTATTCTCATAGCATATACGGCAGTCGTAGAGGATAGCTATGTCACAGCAGGTACGGTAGAAGTCATCTGAGAAGGTAGGTCTGCCGGTATACTCACAGACGATCTCATCGGTGAAGAGGTCCAGGACGAAGAACGATCCTAAGGAGGAGGTGTCTGCCTGGTCGTTGTCGTATGGGTCCATAGCGGCGATGTACCTACCTTGCTGCACCTTGCCGTCAGCATCCTTCTCTGGCATAGCGAAGATCTCGACATGCCCTGCAGACTTATTGTCTGGCAGTGGGAAGTTACGGATGGGAAGGTCATTGACAGGATGGACGCTCACATCATATCCCTTGCGCGACACCTCACATGAGATGACACCAGCGTAGAAGGATGGGTCATTGTCAATCTCTGCAAGTCTCTCTCTCAGCGCGTGGGATGGGAAGTAGCTAGCCTTGACCTGCAGGATAGCCTCCTGAGGAACGATAGGCATTTCCGCTATCCTTCGTATCAGCGTGTCTTGATTGGTCGTGCTGTACTTAATGCGGTATCTATCCATTAGGATCTCATAGAGAGCCCTGGTTACGTCAGAGACACCATCGCTATTGTAGCAACCCTTACGATTGACGTACGCTGGGAAGAAGAAGCAGAACCTATCCTTACTACCACCTGTGGCCTTGTCATAGACATTGGGCACGTTGTAGACCTTGTAGGCTACAGGGTGGTACATGATCTCCTGTGCTGAGGAGAACTCAGACTCATCAGAACCAGCCGTACCAACGCCATAGATAAGAGCGAAGGTCACACCACCTTCCTCAACAGAGTACATGATGGTGTTGTATAGATCGATGAGGGAAGGGAACGAACCGAACTCCTCGATGAAGATCCAACCACGCTTACCACGTGCCTTAGAGTCATCATCCTTGACAGGAAGTCCCATGACCACGTTGTTCTTTCCTTCTACCGCTCCTGTGCGAGGATCGATGTATGCGCAACGCCACATCATATCACTCATGCTGTTCCTCACGAGACTATTGGGCCACTCGGTATGAGATCTGACGAAGTTCATCATCGGCTCGAACTTAGAGAGCGTACCGTCCTTGTCTTGCAGGTATTCCTTGATATAGCCGAGGAGGACGCTGGTCACTCGTTTCTGTACCTTCTTCGACTCACCGACAAGGAGACGCTTAGCCATGAGTGATGCTAGAGAGTACGACTTACCTGCACCACGGCGCGCGAGCTCAAAGGCGTGATTACCACCTTGGAAGGCATTGTACATACCACCATTACGCGCTTGGTACAGGTAGTGGTATCTCCAGTACACACCTTCCCACATTTCAGGGAATGCCTCCACGCGGTCAGCTACACCTGGCTGGTCCTCTCTGATCTTAGAGACCATGATAGGACTGTAGTTTAGGTAGAAGTACAGATCACCTGTGATCCACTCGCCATCAGACTCACGCACGTAGCCGTCAAGGACTCTTCTTGTCTCTTCACGGAGCCATTGCCCGAAGGGAGATGATTGGTTGGTGTTGGGCTTGAGCTTGGTATAACAGCCGTACTTCTCAAAGTGCATAGCTGCAGGCCTGAAATAGTCCATATCCTCAAGGATGTGAGGATGGGCGATGTCTACTATGATACGGCCGCGCTCATCACGCTGTAGGTCCTTAGCGCGCTTGCGGTGTGGGCTTATGAGGTGCTGGATGAAGGGGACAGACTGGATGAAGTCATCCATCTGCTCCTTCACCTCCTCAGGCATGTCTGGCGTGAGGACCTCTAGCGGTGTCTGATATTCATTAAGCTCAATCGTCATCGTCACTAAAGTCAAAGGCATCCTCACCCACAGCCTTCCTCATGCTACCTCGGATAGCTGAGCTCTCCTCAATGTCAGAGTTCATACTCCTCTCTACCTTGTTGAGCGTGGTGATAAGATCCGGAAGCTGTTTAACGGTGTTAGTTATTGTATTAGGCTGATAAAGAGGTTTACCCTTATCATCGACCGCGTGGAAGTCGATCTCCTCTAAGAACGCAGAGAGCTTATTTACAAGTGTCCTTGTGCTTTCAAGGATCTTGGCCGATGCAGGCTTGAAGGACCCATAGAATGTGATAGCCTCAGTAACGAGAGGGGATGGGGCCCATCCGGACTCCATCCCTAAACCCTCTACGATCATCTTCGTCCTTTCCTCAGGATCAGTGTACATCTGGTACTCTGACCTGGGGTCGGCAAAGAAGTATATGAAAGCCAGCTCCAGCTGCGCCGTGACCTTATTCTTGGACTTATCTCTTTTCCAGATGTCCGCGAAGGGCTTCAGCAGGTAGGCTTCCTCAGAGATCACTATGTCAAGCCCTTCTTTCTTGAAGAGCTTAATCATAGGATAATCCTCTTGTCAGGTACGATTATCTGAGAAGTGTGCTGCTGGGCGGCTGTAGCAAGATTACCCTGCGATACAATCTCCGTCTCCAAGATTTCTGCATCAGCAACGCCATAGAGGTCGCCTTCAGACACAATGAGACACTCCACGCCACCAATCTCGAGGGCTGGCAGTTCGATGCGTGCTTGCTCACCCTCACCACGGAAATGCCTCATGATATTCACGAGGACGATATCCCCGGGCTGGCAGGTCCTGACGCTCGTACCCACATAGATGACACGCATAGGCGTGATCTTAGGATCGAGGTACTTCATGAGGATCTTACTGTCCTTGAACTTTGAGTCGGCGAGGACATCAACATCTACAGGTGAGACGACAACATTGTTGAAGGAAGGCTTAAAGCTCTTGAGGAGCAGGCCCTTCATCTTGGTCTTGATTTCTTTCATTCTTCTTATTTCTAAATGCGCCCAGTCCGTGGATATTCACAGCTTTAGGGCTTCGTTCTTTGATTATATCTTTCACCGCGCACCAATACCCATTGTATATGGCTTCTACCTCATGAGGAGAGAGTCCATAGGTCTTGGCAACTGCGATGTAATGGTCTCGTAACGCCTTGCTTAGCGTCTTGCTATCCAAGATCATGATACGAAGATACTACATTCTACTTCTTGATAGGCTCATAGCGCTTCTCTGCAGCTGCCTTGCGCTTCTGGTGGTAGTAGTCAAATGCTTCCTTCCTCATCTCATCTCTGATGCGCTCATTCTCGCCACCTCTGTTAGTAGCGGTTGAGGAGAGATAGCTATCGAACACGTCTTCTAGTCTCTTATACTCTGGTGACTTAGGATTGTTCCCTGCGTGCTTCTCAGCGTATGCCTGCCTGAGGGTATGCATATAGACTGGGTACCTGTCATCCCCTGGGTAGTAAGCAGCCATGTTCATCATGGGGTCCTTGTTGTAGCCACGATCCTTGGATGGGTTATAGAAGATCTCTGCAGGTGTCTGGTCGAGTGCAGCCTTCTCCAGCTTCCCTTCCTTATAGAGCTTAGCTGCCTCTCGGTCTGCCTCATTGACGGCGAGGTAAGAGTTAGGCACGCCTTCCATACCGCGGAGCTTAGCCCTAACAAACAGGTCCGCCATCATACGACCGCGTGTATCCTTACCATAGACCTTATCCAGGTCGATGTCTCCCTCTGGACTGTATTGTTTGAGGAAGCCGTCGACTTGTCCGTGGATGGCATCATTGGACAGAGGACCTGTGAGGATACCTGCAGCGTACCTTGAGCCTGTGTCAGAGATCTTCTCTGCTGTCTCTTCAGGAACACCGAAGAACTTCATTACTGCCTTACCACCACTTTTGATAGCCCCCTTGACTTCTTGGCCACCGCTGATCATAGTCCTCGCTAGGCCTGTTGCTGCGCCAACTATGTTATCGCCTACGAAGTCAGGGTTTACTAGCCCAGCACGACTGCCTATCCTATATCCTTTCACCTCCTTGCCAAGCTCGCCGGTGTTGTACCTAGGTAGCTTCTCGGCATCATACTTGCCATGTAGTGCTGCATTTGAGGCTACGGCTGATACCCCGGCACTTGCGATAGTAGCAAGGGGGCCGAAGTTCTTGAGGAAGTTAGAGTACTTTGCAAACTTAGCCAGCTTAGCACCACCCTTGATGGCCTTGTCACCTATGATGACGGACTCAGCACCAAGTATCTTACCAAGGCGGGATCCAGACTTACTGGCCTCCTCAATAGCCTTACCTGCAGCTTTGCTAATAGGAACTATTACCTCTTTCCTCATGACCCTATCGGCAATGTTCCTACCAACAGCTGCAACACCATAGCCAGCTCTCACGATAGGCTTCACAAGCGTCTTACCACCAGAATAGGCAGCATTGACACCTACCCTGCCTGTGATAGCGGCTAGCGTAGCACCTATAGATCCAATAGCCCCAGCATTAGCCAGCTTAGAAGCAAGGTTCCCGGTGTCATCATCGTTGGCCACGTTGTTGGACTGGCTTATGTACTCGCCAAACCCAGTGGTATTAACAGCACCATCCCCACTATTATAGAAGCGCTTGACCTTGGTAGAGTCAGCGGCACCACGTAGAGGCACTGATATTTGTGGTTGATTATCTTTTGCCATATATGTACGTACTATGTTATGCCACAAAGGTAAGGCATAAAGATATGGCCTGAGGAAAGAGGAGATTGTGGTGGCGTATAAAAGGCGACGCCCACCCCATCGAAAGGTGAGCGTCATTATAGGACCTGTGTGGAGCCTTAGTGTTAGGTCCTATGAAGAAGACGATACGCGTCTTTTGATTGGCAGGGGATCTTAGGACGATTTTTGGTGTCCCCCATTCGTGAGTCGTAAAGCGCACCGAGTCATACTCTAGAAATACAACCATCTCACACCACTATCCGCATGACCGACCTATCAGTCGCGGACCAGCGCCTTCGGGGATAGGGCCCTAACAGCGCAATGTGCGTTTACTGTCTTCCTCATGAGGAGAGAGCAGTGATAAGACCTGACCGTAGGGAATCAAACCCTAGCGTCGTCACGCGTGCCTACAGCACCAGTCAGTAGTAGAGTGCGGGGGAATCGAACCACCTCGGCGCCAGCCACCCGACAGAGTCAGGCCCAAGCCTTTGGATCACACCCTAACGCCCCGAGGGGCCAGAGATAAAAGATAAGATACGATGCAGAAAGGTCGCCACCCTTCACTGCAAAGGTATATATAATCCCCAACCTACCAAAACACCATGCGCCACTCTCCCGAGTAGCGCACAGCTGATAGACAAACTTGAAATGGAAATTGTGGGACTAACCCCACAGCCCAAGAATAACGATAAGATTTATTACACAGCAAAGATACTACTCCTTCCTCAAATCCCCAAAAGCAATACGCACCACCTTCCCAGGCAGTGCGTACCAATATCAAGCTATACTTGATTGCCAATTACCTATTATATCCACACCCAAAGATACAAAAGAAATGCGCACTACCTATACAGGCAATGCGCATAACTCAGTTTAACAACAATGATAATCCTAATATGATAGAAGACTTTCCTCTGCAAATATAACCACTTTATAAGAAACATGCGCCATCCCTAAGAACGACGCATGTAACCCCTAACTAAACAATCAATATGATGAAGCAATCATCTACACCGCAAAGATAATACATACATAAAGAAGTATGCACCACCTCAATAGAAGTGATGCATACAAACAATGGCACACACGAGGGGAAGACTCCCCTACCGCAAATGTACATATAAAAATGATACGCGCTATCTTCACAGACAACGCGTACCCTAAATCAAACTATAAACCAATGGAAATGATCTGCTGGGAAAAAGCTCAAAACCCAGCACCACAAAGATACATATAAAACGAATACGTGCCACCCATCCCGGGCAACACGTATCCTACGATAAATACCAAACAGTTATGTCGAAACTTCTCAGACCAAAGATACATACTTATCCTTCCTCAACCAAATTGCCCAACACCATCCACATTGCCCTCTTCCTCAAACCCCACACCACTAAACCGCACACCTGCAGAACCACAACCCACAACCAAGCACACCCACTCTCGCCTCCTCAACCACAACATACCATCCTCTCCTCAATCATAACACTCACACCCACCACACAGACGATCACCACACCAGTGCTAAAAAAAATATACCCCAAAATTTTTCATTTCCTACTAAACTTGTCCGCGCACACTGCTCCCGTTTCGGACCCCCTCCGGCAATTAGCTCCCGTGTTGGTACCCCCGGGTGTAGGAATCATCCCTTGTCAGGGAGCGATGGGTACAGCCACAATGTGGGTACCCCACCGCTGAGCATAGCGAGCGACACACGTCGTAGCTCGCCACGTACACCTCACCAGTGCAGGACGCTGGCCAGGGTACACAACGTCTGCAACACAGCACGACAACCACGCTCAGCCAAGGGGTATAGCCCAGCTCCACAACAAGGGTGTAGTACGACCTCTCCTTTCCTCAGGAGATAATACACACCCTCCCTGCGCGAGGCATCCCTCGTGAACAAGGCAACAACACACGACACAACTCTCGTGATGACGGCTCTAATGAGCTTGCGGATGGTGGGGACTACGCACTTTAAGGCTTACAGGCTGTAGGGGCTGTTCGACTTCCCACCTTTTCGTCTATCTCCGCTGTGTTGTTTTGTGGTGATGCTATGGCTATACTTAGCTGTTGTTGCCTTGTGTAATCTGTCGTACGCCATCCTGTGTAGGGTGGTGTTCATCCTTATTGTTTCACTTCCTAACACCTTACTACAATGGAAGCAATCAAGAATCTTCGTGAATCGTCCGCCCTTCTGTCTAACACTGGCATTGTATCTTACTCTGCCTTTGCCAAGGCTATCATCTATCATCCCTGTCTTGACTCTGTTGAGGATGGGGATGTTGATGTCAGCGACTTCGAGAATATCAAGGTGGTAGTTGAGAACTGTGCTCGCTACGCTTGTACTGACCTTCTTGTAGCTATCGATAAGTGGGCTGTCGAGGATGAGTATCGCGTCATCTTTGACGCTATGATGTCCTACAGAAACGGCACTAACGATGAGTTCTTCCACTCTGAGCACAGAGATGAAGAGCCCAGCAACAATGCTCCTGAGGAGGAGCAGAGCTGTGACTTATCCGCCACTACGTCTAACCTTAATGATGACCGCTCTGAGGAAGAGAAGGAGGATGACATCCTCTTCGAGGTCGAGATGGATGGGGAGGCAGAAAGAGTACTTACTCCTGAGGAGGAGGAAGCTGCCTTTGATGCCGCCTTCTATGCGCAGTTCGGTGGTTGTCAGTGCTTCGGTGCACCAAGAACTATGGTTCTTGGAACCAGCTACGACAGCCTCGCTGAGTGCATCTACAGCTTTGAATGCGCAACCACTTACGTGTTCAGAAAGCCATCTGATGACCTCGATATCGAAGAGGTGAAGTATGCTGTCCTTGCTGTAGCTGACGCTCACGAAGAACGCATAGGTAACCTCCTCCGTGAGGAAGCCATCGATGCGGACTATCGTGCTCTCTATCGCGAGCTGTATATCCTCCTTGGCAATGACATCGCTGACATCGATGAGGAAATCTACCTCCACGACGCTGTGCCTTACAGCATCGAGATGCGTGATGGTCATAGAGTGGTCTGTCCTCACTTCGAGCAGACTATCGAAGCCGATGAGATCAAGGAAGGTGCCTTCTTTGATGAGGACTTCGACCTCATTCTCGATGAGGAGACAGGTAAGGTGAAGATGGTCGCTGACCATACTCGCCGCCTTACCGAGGAGATGTATGAGGAGATGGAGCGTCTCGAAGTTGACGACAACTTCCACGCCAGCCTCTGCGAAGCAGACTCTCTCCCCTTCTAATAACTGCAGTCACCTTCCCCACACCGGGGGAGGTGGCTTTATCATACTTAACAATAACCGCCTAACGGCACAACACCTACAGATATGAATACTATCAACATCAACAACGAGATCACCGCTATCATCAACCTAGCTAACACGGCCATCCCCAATGCAGGCACCAAGGATAGCGCAGTAACTAACTATCGCCTTGCTTACGAAGCTATCGCTAAGCTGATGAGCAAGGCACGCATCCTACAGTTCGTCCTATGTCTAATCATCAAGTGGGCACAGCCCAGCCAGAAGAAAGCTACGCTCCTGCGTGACATCCTCGACAATCGCGTGCGCAAGTATGGATACCTGAGGAAGGCAGCAAGCTCTCTTCCATCCTTCTACGTCCTGATGGGTGGTGCTATCGCACACCTCATCTTCCGCATAAGTAAGAAGGAGAATGGTGCTCTGTGGCTCAATGGTATGTTCCACGGCGGTGCATACCACAGCAAGACCAGCGTCCTACGTAATGGTGCTGAGGCACTGGATAACCTGAGGAAGTCGGACGACTATGGCACCAGAGCCGAGGGCAATGCACTCAGGGTCATACTCTCCGTCTGCTACTACGTCGGTATCTCCGACCCTCTCCTGTGTGCACGCCTGTACCTCTACCGTCAGGCCAGCCGTATCTTCTAATCCCTCCGGCCTACGGCCGAACGTTGGAAATCATCCCTTGTCAGGGTTGTGGGCTTACGCCTGCGCCCTGGCAGGGTATTTCCTCCGGCTGAAAACCTCCGGACGGTATCCTCCGGCTGGTAGCCCTGCCGTCTGCGGGAATCAGCCCTTGTCAGGGCTTTCTGCCGTCTGTGGCTCCGCCTTCGCCATCCTCCCGGCCTCTACATTGCCGATGCGAAGCATCGCCACGTCTCTACCGCCTGCACGGAACTGCAGGTACCGCCGGTTGACTCCGGTTCACCAAGTATGGTCCGCTCTAAGGACCGCCGCTACCCGACCCACGGTGGGAAGGGAGCATCATCTTTAATGCGTTATATAATTATGGCACGCAAGAAGAATCTCGCAGCTGAAGCTGCTCAGACCAACATCGCAACTGAACTTAACAACGCCGAAGTTCAGGGTATGCACGTAGACGGCGTTGAAGCTACTGAAGCTACTCCAGTCAATCCCTTTGAGGAGACTCACGAGCCTCTGGCAGAACGCTCACGCACCTATTCGGTTACTACGAACTCTACGGAGATTACCGACATCAATAGCGTGGGCAACATTGGCGTACTTAGCACCTTCCTCGTGAAGACGCAGTACGGCGACCGCCAGCAGGCGTTCATCAGTGTAGCTGGTCAGCCTGTAGCTATCTGGGTAAACGGCACCAAGGAAGGTCCTCAGACCTTCGAGGATGCTATCGCCATTACGCAGCAGACAGGTCAGGTGTTCTACGCAAACCTGCAGATGCGCATCGTAGACAACCAGCCAGCTGGCTACAACATCTTCATTGGTACTTATGCGCCAGAGCAGAAGTACATTATGAAGAGAATCATCAAGCCAGCATAAGAGCTATGCGTCAGATGGTCATCTTGGACGAACTCAATCCCTCAGTGACTTCGGTCATTGAGGCGATTGATATCGTTTCCGCTGGGAATCAGATGCTACGCGACTTCTTAGACCTTGTACGCAAGGCTAGAGTCAAGCGTCAGCTCGTCTATTACGACCAGGACACAGCACGTATGTGTCTTGACTTCACCACGGAGAAACCTGTAGAGCCGCTCCGTGGTACTACCATTGGCTGGGGAGCCACTGTCTATTGCGGACCTGTACCGCACGAGCAGACTCACCAGACCATCGTCCTTTACAAGGCGTAAAGCGCAAAGACCTCCTTAGGGAGGTCTTTTTTTGTATAAGCGGTCTATAAGTGCTCCGCGCTTATAGCCGAGTACAGGGTTAATACGACCGGCGTGTGGAGCCGCTGGAAACTCCGGCTTCGCACCTGCCGCTTGCAGTAGGGGTGTTCACATAGTACGTCTTACCTTCCGTTCTCTTTGTACGGCCTGCCATTTGTAAGGTGGTGGCATTATCGTCTGAGGAAGAGAGAAGTAGGGAAGGCGGCGTACTATATGAACATCGGACCCTGCGCTTTACCATAGGACGCTATACCATAGGACCAACACACACTTATAAAAGCTAACATGAGCTAGCAAGCTAACAGGAGCTTGAAGAAAAGCTCCTGAGGAGAAGATAATATAAACAGCAGGTATTCTTAGCGCATTACGCCTTAGGACCTTTACGGCCTAAAAGAATAGGGGTACCTTTGCACAACAACAATACGATTATGAAGCCATATATCAACAACGCTCAGTACGCACTATCAGTAGTGATATCAATCTTTGGTATTCTCTTCCTCATCTGCACTTACGGCTGGAAGGAAGAGGATATCAACATCTTCCTGTGGTTTATCGGTCAGGTGATCGGGTACGCCACACTCTTCGCCGTAGCAGCTGCGATGCTCGGTACCGTAGAACGACTAACTAAGAATAACAAGTAATGGACAGAAAGACCGCTGAGGGGCTTATGAACAAGCTCGTGGAGCTACCCTCAGGATGCAAGCTCAACTGGCCGTATCGCTATTATGCATACGAACTCAAGGCCATATATCTCATAGTACCTAACAACAGTAAGAAGTACTGTTACTACATCCAGCATACTGAGGAGAGACTGAGTGGTGAGAACGAGCGTAGGGTACGCTTGACATTCTTCAGAGGACCGTACGCTGCATCTCACATTGCAGCTGCATACGTGAACTACTCCTTTATGGAAGAGTTTGACCACGCCAGCTTCAGAACGAGCTCTGTAGATAAAAACTTCGTACGACAGAGAATCAGGGAAGCAACATTCAACATCCTTGTAGACCGCTTCTGGGAATGGGAATATGCTGTTATGCCTACGCAGTACGATCCTGAGGAGATGAAGAGACAGGTAGAGCTCAATGTCGTCATCCCTGCGTATGATGAGGTCGATGGTGTATTCCACGCCAAGACATTCACAGGTACGGACAGACAGGTAGAATACATCATCAGAACAGAGAGGGTTCTAACTATGGAATCCTCAGGTCCTGGTTTCCTCATGTACCATCACTTCTGGGATAGGGATGATAAGGATGCCAGTCCTAAGCAGCTCACAAGGGAGGCTACGATGATGCTCCTCCTCTCAGTCCTACGTACAGAGGACAAGATGGTAGAGCGAAGAAAGAAAGCAAAATCTAACAAGTAATAGTAATATGGAAAAGAACGTACTCGACACTCAGATCGGGGGTAGCCACTACAAGGGCTACAAGTATGAGCCCATCAAGTTTGTACTTGATATGAAGTTCGACTTCGTCCAGGGTAGTATCCTTAAATATCTTGTACGATATCGCAAGAAGAATGGCCTCGAGGATTTGAGGAAAGCCAAGCACTTTGCTGAGATCGGCCATAGCTACCCAAGTCGCGTGACAACCTATGGTATCGTCCTTGAGGAGATGGATAATCTAAGAATGGTCTGCGACTTTGTCTCGCAGAAGGAGTTCGACAAGACAACTCAGGACTTCCTCATGATCGTAATAACGCTTATCTGCAACTACCAGATGGCAGAGCTCGCTCACCTCATCGATATGCAGATGAAGATAGAGTACCCTACAAACGAGCAGAAATGAGTACAAAAGAAATAGCCCTGATAAACCTTAGCGACGCATCAGCAACGCTCGTTATCCTAAGATACAACCTAGACATGCTCATAGATCGATGTGAGTTCGAAAATCGATACCCATCAATCCAAGAGCTAAGAAATCTGAGGGAGCATATAGATGACACAAGCACCTATATAGCAAGAGCACAAGAACAAATCAACGAACCAACAAGAACAAGTAAGACATGGATAAGCTAGAATCAATCCAGGTAGGAGGAGATCACTACAAGGGGTACGACTACCAACCTCTGGACCTCATCGAGAACCTCAACCTCTCTTTCGCAGAGGGGTGTATCCTCAAGTACGTAATCCGCTTCCGTGACAAGGGAGGTAAGGAGGATCTCCTCAAAGCCCTTGACTACGCACGACGCGAGTTGCTCAAGGAACTCAAGAAGGACCAGAAGGACAGAGGTAAGCAAGTCGATCCTCGCAATGTAGCAGAGGTTTTATCCTTCTGTGCTCAGGATCGTATCCTTGAGGAAGACCGAGACTTCATCTTTGACGTAGCCAATTACCTACACTCAGGCCTGATGGTTAAGATAGCTGATACCATCATGACCAAGATCAAGAGCACCTACAACAAGGAAGAAGAGGACGAGCCTGTGATTCCTAAAGATCCCAAGAAGCAGCTCAGATAGATCAAGGAAGCTGCAGCGCACGTCCTTGAGGAGATCAAGAAGCGTGAAGACGAGACTAGGATGGTGGCTTCCTAGAGCAGTCACGTGCCAACACCGAGAGCTACATAGATATGAAGCTCATGCTGGAGATCATCAGAGACACCATCAAACTCTAACCATACGCCCACATCGCCCCAACACGGTGGTGTGGGCTTTATTAGTATAAGCACAATGAGAGAACTACTAAGATATGCGTTTATCTTCTTCCTGGGCGGCACCACCGCACTAGCTGTCGCTCTAGCAGTATTAAGTACAGCTGAGGAAAAGAAGAAGACGGAGACATCACTCTTGTGGCAGGTAGATGAGGGTAAGAAGTACACAGACTTCGAGCCTGGTCTTATCACCTTCCTCAAGGACACACCCACCCACAAGGTCCTCTACGCTATCGACGCTAATGAGGAAGCCGAGAGTTATTTCGGTCTTTACCTCGTCACCGACAGCGCAGGTACCACCTCCTCAAAGCTCCTCTTTATGGCCAGAAGCGTAGAACAGCTTCAGGAGGCCGCAGAATCGTTACAGGCTACAAGTGTCCAGGCAGGAGATTTGAAGCCGTCACAGGGCCGGAAATGAACCCACAGAGCAAAATATAAACTAACATAACAATGGATACAGCAAGATACTCATCAGTCTCATACGTCATCGAGGGACCTGAGATGATCCTAGGGTACATCAATGGCGTTATCAACAAGTACATGCAGACCAATGGCAATACGTGGCTTGGTGGTATGCTATACGACCTAGGTGCAGTTAAGAGAGACCCTCAGGTAGTATGCCCACGATCCTACCTCAACTCTATCGAGGTGGACCTGTCCGAATCACCAGTCACACTACGCCTTGAGACGGAAGAGCTGTACGGCAAATCAGAGTTTATGAACTGTCTAGCCGAGGAGTTCAAGGATATCAAGATCTACTATCGAGAGGTCATGCGTGAATGTGGAATCCTCAAGACTAACGATAAGGAAGGGAAGTACTTCCCACAGCGATACCGAGTAGACTACAAGGTTGGAGATAAGACCGGCACAGAGTACGTCAATACCGAAGACGAAGCCCTTGATATCGCCTACAGGCTAACAGACATCGCCTTCAGCGAGCTCTTAGAGGTAGACTGTTGGAACAACGACCAAGAGTACAACGAGGGCACTGACGACTACATCTACATCAACGAGTTCTTAATATCAGACTAATATGCCAAACTGGGATTCAATACAATATACCATCAGAGGAGAGGAGAAAGAGCTGCAAGAGATCTATGATGCTCTCCTCAAGATGAAAGAGTCGGAACATCCCGACTGGGCTGGAAGCGTTCTTATGGGACTAGGCTTTGATAGGAAATCCTTAGAAGACCGTCAGCTACGAGCCTTTGTACAAGAGTTCTCGCTAGAGGATGGAGTCCTGGTCATTACCACTGAGGAAGCCTGGTGTATGACCGAGTTCCCTAATCTCCTCCTTGAGGTATTTCCTAACCTTGATATCTTGTATATTGAGGAAGAGCCAGGATGTCAGATCTACGAGACTAACGACGCAGAGGGTAATACCTACCCCGAGCGAGCTAAGGTAGACTTCTCTCTCGACGGCAAGGATGGAACCGAATACTTCCACTCGGTGGAAGAAGCTATCAAGTTCGCCCAGGAGGTCTCAGGTAAGGACTTTACCACACCTGAGGAGTTCAATTATTGGAGTAACGACCTTGATCACGGCGACTATTGCTACGTCAATGTGTTCAAGGTAACAAACGAATTTAGAAATGGATAACGATCTGAGAGACAGAATTGGCCTCTACGGACAGATCATAGACCAATACGCGATGCTTGAGAAAGAGGATCGTGAGGAAAGCTACGATCTAAGAGAGAGGCTAAAACTAGAGGTGCTTATGCCTAATGCCTACTTTGATAGGGAGGGCAAGACCATAGAGATAGTTGTAAAAGATGGAGTCATATCCATAGGACTATCTATCCTTGCTATGAGACAGCATCATGTACCCATCCCTATCAAGCCTGATCTAGACTGGACCAAGCAAAGTAACTTCCACGTGCTAGAGCTGTGCTCTGTGGGTATATATAAGCAACATGAGTACGATCAGTGGTACATAGACCAATACATGAGTAAGTTCGGAGTGGAGCAAATCATCCCATCAAGACTTACAGATATGTACCACCACGGAGTGATCAGGATAAAGGGAGCAGAAGATGATAGGACTGTGCAGTTCATACTCTCAAACATAGTCATGTACTCAAAGCGAACGCTAGAGAACTTCCTAGACGACGCCCTGGAGAAAAGAGTACCAGACAGTGACCACAGCAAGGAGAATATCACAACAATCATCAAGTACAGCAAGGAGCTGTCTGAAAGAATAACCGTAATATAACAAGTAAGAACATGTATCAAGGAGAATTTAACTGGGGTAATCTCGCCCTTATCGGTATCGAGATCCACAAGAACGCAGTCAACAAGGGCTTCTGGGACGAGGAGCTCCCACCCTACCACTACCAGGGGATGATCGTCTCCGAGCTGGGTGAGATGATCAATGCTCACCGTGCAGGGCTCATCACCAAGATCAACCTCGACGAACTCATCAACGAGACCGACGATGAGAAGTTCAAGAAACGCTTTGAGGAAGAGGTCAAGAACAACTGGGAAGACGAGGCTGCAGACGTAGCCATCCGCGCGCTTGACGCTCTAGCAAACAACGGAGAGAGTGAGATGCGCACGCACCTGATGGATACACTCGAAATGATAGATCAGAAGATCAAGAAGACTCTTGAGGAAGAAGGACGTATGGAAGCCTACAAGGAACTATCTATGCCTTCGCACGTATGGTTTATCATGCGAGCTGCAGCAAAGATTGACCTGGAGTATGGCTTTGTAGGCTCGCTCTGCCACATCATCGCTGAGGTTAACATCATCGCTGAGCTTATGGGCATTGACCTGATGAAGCACATCCAGATCAAGATGCGCTACAACGAGATGCGCCCATACAAGCACGGTAAGAACTACTAGGCTAATAACTAACAACCAAGGTATCCCCGGCTCTTCTATAGGAGGGCTGGGGATGCTTTGTTAATACAGAGACCTATGGATAAAGATGAACTAAGGGGACATCAACCATTACGCTTCAAGGAATACCCATACATAAGAAGTTACAACTACTACGCACATTCAGACCTAGATGTTCTCTATGAAGTAATGGTCCGAGATGATGAAGCTATGATCGTATCACCATTGGAACTCTTTGGAACGAAGTGCAAAACCGTAGAAGAGGGCCTCGATATCTGCAGAGAGCATCATAAAAACCTCATACTAAATCAGTAGGGGGGATATACTATCTCCTCCTCAACCACCAATAAGCAACAACTATGATCACCAAGGAACAGATTAAGGAACAGCTGAAAGACCCAGAGTGGGTAAGCCCAGCTGGTAAAGAGACCGGTACTACGAGATGTGTATGGGACCCAGTATGGGGAATGCGCATCTTAGCAGTAAGAGATCCCTTTGCAGAGGGATGGATAGCAAACGCCATTCATCCAGGATACTCAACAGAGATCTGCACAGGCAAGACCTTCCCAGAGATGGAAGAGGAAGTCAAGGAGTGGGTAGCAGATGAAATCTATCATACACTAAAGCAATCGAAGAATGGTTAAGACATACAAAAGCTCGGACGGTTTAGAGTTCAAGGGCCTGCAATACACAGGCAAGAATCTCAAGGAGTTCCACGACATCTTGAACGACACAGACAATAAGATGGGGATTTTCGTGCCTCTAGGGTCAAATACAATAGTACTGGAAGATGCGCAAAGCCTCTTCTTCAATTTCCGAAACCGACACATCGAACTAAAGAAAGGCGATCACTTCCTGTACAGCAAAGATACCTGCATATTCGGTGTGTTCGATAATAGCGAACTCAAGGAAGAGTTCAAACAAGTGAAGTAGAATCAGGGCCTCCTCAAGTACGAGGGGGCCTTTAATAGTATAAGCTATGGATAAGAAGAAAGGGGCGGCAGATCTTAAAGGCTTATTAGATAAGGTATCCAAGAAAGCCCTGGATGTACAAAGGCTCAAAGAGGTGAAAAAGAAACACAGGGATAATACCGTGTATGCTATTTGTAGGATGCTGAATATAGAAAACATCTACTACTCGACGGCTCCAAGAGTCGAAAGACGAAAGGTGCAGAAGATGGCATCATCTCTCCTCAAGGTGAACAAACTGAGGAGAAGGATGTGGTATATCATCCAGATCACGAGAGAGCTGACAAGCAAGAAGATCACAACGGTCGAGGAGCTGTTCGACGAGTACGAAACAGAGAAGAAGCAGAACTTTATGATTCTGAAGCTGAGACGTGGAGAGAACTCTCATGAAAAAGATCATATATATATAAAAGTGACGATGCGTAAATCATCAGGAGGAGCTACAGCCCTCTATATACCAGAGAGAATGCCGATGACAACAAGTGTAAAGGGCAATATGATCAATTCAAATGGAATGATTGAGGAGCTACTAAACTTCGTCCTTCAGGAGTTCGATGAGTTCGAAAGGACCTTTGTAGAGAAGATAGAGAAGTGGCTAAGTAAATAAGACAAGATATGGATATGAAGCTAGTACAAATAAACTCAGAGCTCAATGAGCTGTACAGTAAAAGAGGACCAAGGGAGTTGAGGAAGTGGGTAAGCAGAAAGAGAAAGGGGTTAGAGATCTCAAGGATCTGTGGAATAGGGCTAGATTACCACCTCGTAGAAAGGTATAACAGGATTGCATACGACTACATTGCATCAAGCATAATCAAGATCCAGAGAATGGAAGCCGAGATCATGCACATGTACGCAATAATGGAGAAACTGTACCTCTTAGGAGTAGTAAGAAGCGGATACGCAATCAGGACGAAAAACATTTGCATCAAGCTGCATGTAAAGGACACCGCACCACTGGGATCAGAGCCCGAAGAAGGTCATCCACACGCAGCTGCATACATGATGATAGAATCCAACTTCGGAGGCGACGTAACAAAGATCAAGATCGATAGATGTGTGAGAATTAACGACCTAGTAGAAGTAAAAGCAGGCGCGTCGGTAACAAGAATAGCCAGAACCTTTATGGAGGCGCTTGACGATTTTCCTAAGTTCAAAGACTACTTCATCCAAGAGGTAACAAAGAGCATAATAAAAGCAAAGTAGAGAATATGACAAGAAAGAACCGCAATGAGCTACTACGCTCTATCGCTATGGTGCTCATCTCCTTCATCGCAGGGCTTAGCGCTGTGGTGTTCTTTGAGACCGACATGATCACCGGCATCACCCAGACCGCCATGTGCCTATCTGTAGCCGTCTGTATGCGCCTCCAACGATACGAGTAGTATGGTAGACCTAATGTCATTTTATATCCTCATACAGGGCCTCTATTTGATCCTGGCGAGTGGATACCCCACAGAAGTAAGAGCTTTTGTTATCGTCACATTCATCTATCCGATAGCAAGGGCAGAGAGAAGAAGAAGTAACAGGTCCTGAGGAGAGACAACTATCCTTTCTTCAGACCACTAATAAAGAATAAAGCTATGATTGAAGACTTAATCCCTGAGTGCAGGGAGTTCACGATGGTAGAGGAGCTGTGGCCCATCAAGAAGTACGAAGGCAATAGACCTGTCTGGGATTGCCGTAATTGGCTCGTAGGGACCCTACAGCGCGATATCTTGGACCATGTGAAGCAGTATAACCACCCATACGTTTTGACGCTCTCAGAGGAGCCTATATGGACTCAGGTGGGATATGAGAACAGGAGAGACAAGAGAAGCACGATGTCGATGCAGAAGCTCTCACCTCTTGAGGTAAGCATGATCGTCACACCATTCATCAAGAAATGGTATAACGTCTACCAGGATGAGAAAGCTAAGTGCATTAGGATCTCACGGATGAAGATACCAAAGCTCAAGACTCTCGAGCTACCACAAGATCTAATGCAAGGAGAATGGGGGAAGAGTCGCCTAGATGAGATCTGGGCAGAGGAAGAGAGGTCTGCCATAAGCTATATGCAAGCGCTTCTGATGTACAATGGCTTCACTGTTGTGAGGAAAAGAGACGACGCTAGCACATCTACCAAGTTTACGATACACCTCGCAGTAGGTGGACCTACAATCGAAGCTGAGATCAAGGCTATCTCCTACGGACGAGAGTTCGCAGCCGCCTATCAGGCTCTCGTAGAGATGGACATTGAAACGATGGAGGCAGCAAAGTACTCAGCCCACCTACTAGACTCAGATGCACTCAGGACAGCCCATGAGGCAGCCGCTTGGATTGTATCCCTAGTATGCAACGTCAATAAAAATATCCAAGCCTATGCAGAAAAGAATCGCAACAATAACAATCGATAAGGTCCGCGGTACAACAATGGACTACTTTGAGACTAACATCGAGGTAGTACACTCTATGATCAACATAGAAGGTGACGTGACCGATGGCAAGGAGAGGAGAGTACATCGCTCTCCTCACATCGAAGATGAGCTGTCATGGATCTCCGAGACCCTCAATCCTGAGGAAGAGAGAGATGAGTAATCCTCTTCAATTCTCATAAATTAAAGAGAATCTTCCAGAACTTATGAACCCCAGCAATGGGAAAGTATAACTCTAATCACAAGTTGAAATGAAGCTATTCCAAGCTAAGGTCTCGTATGAGACCACCTTTGATGAGAAGATGTCCGAGTCTTACCTCGTCGAAGCACCTAACTACGCCTTCGCTGAGATCCTCATCGAGAAGTGGGTAACACGTCAGTATGCCTACAAGAAGGACAGTCTCAAGATCGACTCTCTCAAGGTCGTCAAGGCTGAGCTCGAGATGCAGGAGCTGCGAGAAGATCAGTATCCGCTGTTCTTCCTAGTCACCTATCAGGTAGACACGATCTCCGAGGTTGGCAATGTAGCCAAGAGCACCACACGTAAGCTATTCCTCTCAGTAGAGGACTTCACAGCGGCCTTCGCACTCGCCACTAAGTTCAAGAAGGACTTTGACGGTGAGAGCAGCCAGGAGACAATCCTCTCTATCAAGGACACGCCTATCGTAGCCTTCCTCGAGGACTCTATCGTAGATCAATTCATCATCAAGCGCAACAAGGAAGAACTTACGCTCGAACATCAATCTAACTAACAAGCAATGACGCAAGAAGAAAAGGAGCTCCGTATCAAGGAGCTTGAAGCAAGCAAGACAAAGACAGAGAACTTCATCGAGGTAGCTAAGCAGGCAGAGGAGCTGGCTGACGCAACTATGGACTTCTTCATGAAGATGCACCAGGCGGTCATCAACAAGGAAGATCCAGCAGCTACAGCAAGAGCCTTCTCAGAAGGAATGACCGGCATCACAGCGCTGGCTATGTCCACCAAGCTCTCTTCCTCAATGGCTGTAAAGCTGGAAGGCTTACAGCTTAGCATCATCGACGCTCAACTCAAGAAACTAGGAGTAGGAGCATTGATGGATGCAAGAGATAAGAGCGACGATAATAACCCTATCGCTAGCTAGTCTTCTCTGCCACTAAGTAGTATATGTGTAATAAGCAGACCACCGGCTATCTCAGTAGGGGTAGTCGGTGGATTGCTAAATAATAAGAACTATGGGACGATACAATAAAACAGAAGAAGAAAGCCTTATATGGTACAGAATAAAAAGTGCATGGTACTTATTCCTTGCAATAGCACCAATCGCCCTGTTATGCTTAGCACAGACAGATTGGTATAAGCAGTATAGGGAGGAGCAATACAACCTCCACATAAAAGGCATCGTAATTCAAAAGATAGCCAGACCACCATTATTCTTTGGAGGCGATAAGTACTACCTAAGGATCAAACTTGACGACAAGGAAACCGAAGAAAAAAGAGTTGCACGCGAAATATACATGAATGTCAACGTGGGGGACAAAATCGATAAACGAGCATTATGAAAAGTGTTTTGCAAGGAATTGCCACTCTGATAGGTGGAGTCCTATTCATTCTGTTATTTCTATGGTTAGGTCAATCAAACAACGAGTTGATAGAACAGCGGTCCAGAGGGGTCGTCATAGAAAAGACAGCAGAGCCTGCATGGATATCCTCTGGGGATAACTACTACTTTGTCATAAGATTTGATAGTGACGAGGTAATGAAAAAGAAAGTAGACCACGAAACCTACATGAAAACCAATGTAGGTGACAGGATAAACTGGAACCCGTATTAGCACAATGAGCAAGAACAAAAAACTAAGAGAGGCAGTACGCAATAGGATCAAAGAACAAGGACTATTCTTATTTCTATTCGAGTGGTCCTTCAAAATTCTGTGGTGGACAATGTTTATATATGCGCTCTACCAATATCGGATGGAGCTATGATAACAAAGAACTAAAATGACAAGAGAAGATATCGCGGAAAGAATAAAGCCACTTGACTGGCAGATGGATGAAGACTATAGCGGACAGCAGATCATATCTGCACAACTCATAAACCGAATGGTCTACATCAAGCACCAAGAAAATGAAAGAGTCACCTTAGTCTTAGGATATGATAATGGCAGTAGAATAGAGATCGACAAATCCGTCAAGAACATCTCTGTGTATGCAGCAAAGATCTTGGCTAAGGAATGGCAAGTAGACGAAATGTGCGAGTACTTTGAATTAGACTAAGCTATGACACGAGAACAGTTAGAACAAGAACTAGTACCGCTGGAGTGGAATGGAGCCGGCTTCGGCGACATAGCGACATACACTGACTTCCACAATGGGTAGTATAGGATATCTAAAGTTGACGGGGCATATACAGTAATGGTCGATGATACAGGCGATGGGCCAAGAGTACTAATAAAGCGCGGAGTTCCAACGCTGGAGGAAGCCAAAGCCATAGCCTGGGAAGACCACGTAAATTATATACTACAGCAATTCAAGTAACAACTATGACAGAAGAACAACTATCAAAAATGCTCAAGCCACTAGAGTGGTATGGAGGAGCTACTTACCCTGAAGATCAAGAAGCAGGTACAAACCTATGGTACGACTTCGTACTGGAGTGGTCGATGGGCCAGTACAATCTCCTCAAGAGAGACATCAATGGTGAGGTAGACCTAGTGAGAGACGACATCAAGACTCTTGAGGAAGGGTATGAGCTCGCATGGGAGGAGTATGTAAAGGACGTAATGAGTATGTTCTAAGGATAATAGCCAGCTCAACCTACTCTCTCTTCCTCAAGTCCCAGATATTCTTCATACCTTTGTGGTGGCCCAGCAATGAAGCCGCCTAGGAGGTACAGAAGTGTACGGCATCCCAAGGGCGGTGAATAGCTGGAGATTCCCCTCCCATTCAACGGTGTACATCGAACGTCCTGTGGGAGAATGAACGCCACCAGGAGCTTTGGGTAGTAACCCAGGGGATATAAAATTGACGGATAGGTGGCCGGCTGGTAAAGTGATCCGCCGTCTAGGTTTGGCCAGACCTAAAGAGAGCTAATACTACTACTCAGGCCTGAATAGATAAAGAGTAGAGTGTCAATCGACGTTGGGTACGTGTTGCCTGAGGAAGAGAGACAGTCCGAGAGGCTAAGGAATGGATACCATAGTGGTCCTCACCCTCGGGGCTAAGAAGCCATCCCCCTATGCGCGGTTTAATTAGGTTCGGGTTCGCCCGAAAACGTGCCTCGCGCGCGCGTTTAATGAGGAAAGGAATAATATGTTTTCCTACTTATATGTCTTTCCTCAATACCTATTAAATTGCCTAGGGGATGGTGTATCCATAAGTTTTACTTGAGACTAGAAATAGTATCAAGTTCTAATAGTATAGACCAATGCGAGACCTACTGATTTTCCTATCAATTTTCATACCCTGGGCAGTATGTATAACCTGCGCTATCAAGATCGGGAATATATGGAATACAGAGAAGCAGGACCAGATATACACAGCAGTAATGATTGTATCAGGACTAATCCTCCTGTTCGCACCATTCACTATAGTAGCCATCACAGCACCTGAGTCAAACGCTGAGGTCGTAGACAAGACCTTCGTGCCGTCAGGGTATATGTACAACTGGGATGCAAAACAACTAGAACAACGTATAGAGCGCAGAGAGACGCGCTACTACTTCATAGTCCGCAAGGATGATGGTCGGGTCGTTGAGGAGCGAGTCGACTCAGCTACCTACGTCAAGACAGACGTGGGAGAGAGAATCCTTGTAGACTAAGATCACTCAAAGCAAAGATGGGCGCACCTGTGTTGCTCATATCGCTAAACGCACTATCTTTGCACTGGTTCCATTTGAGTGATTACACGACGCGGGCTTACCTCTTAGCCATAATGGGGGTAGCCCGCACAAGGCTGGTTAGCTCAACAGCATAGAGCAGAGGTTTCCTAAACCTCAGGTTGGGGGTTGGAGTCCCCCACCAGCCACATAGCCGGCCATAGAGGTCGGCTATTTTAGTATAAGCAAATAACAAGCAACCAAAATGGAAAGTAAAAAAGAACGACAAGAACGGATAATTGCAGAAGTCAGAGCAAAGTTCAAGAACCCAGATAAACCAACTATACCATCAAACATCAAGTGTACAGATCAGAACTACATAGGACTAGATATAGATGGCATCAACGCAGCTATATGCTTTCAGCTAGCTGACACTTGTTCGGACCTAGGGTTTGACTCAATCAGGCTAGAAGAGTCAGATTTCACATCAAGAGACCAACAACACGCCATTGACCTATCAGCTCTTGAGGAGAGGATAAGCATAAAGTTAAGCCCAGACAGGAAAGTGGTAAAGGTGAGGCTAAATGATGGTAACGTCTTAACAATACCATTCAAGACTAGGATTAGTCTCTATAAGAAAGATGGTAGTTTCTATACGAATCTAGAGAGGCAACCGATTTGCTTTGATTCCATAGAGTTCAGGGTCATGCTCCTCGTTACAGGACGCACCATAAAAGAGCTATACCTAAGAACAAACGAGTAGCAAGCAAATAACCAACAAATAAGAATCACAATGGACAAAGAGGAAATAGAGGTACTCAGAAACCAGATGACGCATTACACGGCTATTAGAGCAGTGATGGCTGTGCCTATGAGGAGAGGAGAGTACAACATCCTCCGTGGGAGGGAGACCGAAGAGGGTGGAGACCCTGAAGATCCTGGGTATCTCATAGAGAACGCTCATGGAGACGAACCCAATGTAGACGGCTTCAAAGGTCATGTATCATGGGTGCCCAAGTCTCGGTTCAGCAGGTATTACCAGCCATCTGAGACGGTAAAGCAGAGACTCTTCATGGAGATGAATCAGCTCTATATACGTATGTCCCTCCTAAGAAAATATCTCAGAGAGGAAGATCCTGAAAGTGAAGAATACAGCCTCATCAATATCCAGCTGAAGAATATGGAGGCATATCATCTGACCCTCCTCATGAGATACGAGAAGATGGAGAAGTAAAACATCAACAACAAGAGAATAGACCTCATCTTTCCTCAAAGACTAATACTCAATGAGGAGGGTGAGGTGCTTTTAGTATAAGACGTAAACCAATATGGAAATGAAGAATTTAGAACTAAAAAAGGGATATCAGCAGATGCCATCCCATTGCGCAATAGCAGAATTTCAGTTCGGAAACGCGAAGATAAAGTACACCCACGTGCTGAATCAATTAACTCTTGATCGAGATAGAGGACTTTGGACTGGCTATCTAATAAGAACCATTGAGATGCCAGGGGAGAACGTGATAGGAAAGATGATCAAGACATGGGTAGGAAGCACTGCCTTGCATGAGGACGAGCTACATGAATTGATCAACAAAGACCGGGAGATGCTGGCAAAACAGATCCTACAAGAAGAAAATAACGAGGAAGAATAGAGTTAAGATATGGAAGAAGGAAGAAAGGTCCCATACGCACTACAGATTGTAGAGGTAAAAATAGGGGACAGTGAGAGAGCAAGAACCTACGCAGTGGTATGCCAATGGGAAGCTCAGAGAATTACTATCGAGTCCGAGATTAGAGATCAGCACCAGATATACAGCAGCTCGGGTATGAGCTTTAAGTACAAAATGGATGGCTTTAAGCTTATAGACGATAAAATCCTAGAAGCTGGAGGCAAAAGACTCTACCTTGTAAAGATGTCAATATACACTAAGTGTCTAAATGGCGATTACAAGGATCTCTACAGATACCAGCTTGTAAAAGCTGAGACAGGTCTACAGGCTAAACAAGCATCCTCAAAAAGCATGTGGCTGAGGAAGGACCACAAAGACTGGACAATAGAGAAAGCCATTCTAATAGAAGACGTGTACGACATCATCCATATCGGAAAGATCAAGCAAGGATTATAAACGATGAAGACGGCAACATCAACAAAAGAACTAAAGTGGCGCGGCTACTCAGATGAGGGAGTAGAGATCTACTACGCATCAGTGGACAATGAGGAAGGCGAGAAGATCGCTGAGTACACTATCAAGATCTACGGAGCCAAAGGCCATCTCTATATGCAGCACACAGTAAAGGAAGCTGACGGCTGGCCTCTATATGGAGGAGAGTACCTCATTGACGACGCACGTAGATGGACCCTTGACTGGGCAAAGGGTGTAACAGAGAAGCACTTCAAGGAGAACTACAAGCAAGTAGAGGAATGAAACAATCACTGACCGACAGAATCGCCCTGTGGTGCGTTAAGAACATCGGGGTGGATGGATGCCTCCACTTTATAGCGATCGCCTCACTGACGAAGATTGTGAGCCTTGTGGCGGGTCTCTGGGTAGCTATCGCAATCTCGGCGGTAGTATCAGTGGCCAAGGAAGTCTGGGATGCTAAGCGTGGCAGCTACTTCGACAAGAAGGACCTTGCATGTGATGCCTTAGGCATTCTCTTTGCTCTCCTCATGTCCCTATAGAAGTGTTAACTTTGTGGCCATAGTCCCTGAGGAAGAGCCAAAGGGTATCACTTCATTATATAGAGTATGGCAAAGAAATATGTAAGGGTCATCGAAGACCCTATCAGTGCTGCAGGTCCTGACGGTACTACTGTCAAGCGTGAAGGGTTCGTCCCTCTGAAGGCTGAGGACATCAAGGTAGAAGCAATCAATCCTGAGGGCGCTAAGCTCAACCAGGAGTACTACCTGTCTTGGGTGAACCAAACTGGTGCTAAGCCTAAGCAGTGGCCCGATGGTCGTCTTGGTCTCGTAGCCGAGATGGAAGATGGCACAGAGAAGTACTGGATCGCAGGACAAGACGGTGAAGTACGTCGTTTCAAGAAGTACTACAACGGCGAGTTCTATGTAGAAGACTGGAAGCGTAAGCTCGACCGATTCTTCGGTATCACCGACAAGATGTGGGTAGAGAAGAGTAACAAGATCCACGTGATCCATGCTATCATGTTCTTCGTTCTCATCGTGCTACCATTTGCAATTATCGCTGGCGGTGGTGCATGGTGGTTGCGCAGCATCTTCAACTAACAAGTATAGGGGTGGGCTTAGGCCTGCCCCTAACTGCATAACAACAGAATTAAAAGTATTACTATCTTTGTAGTACTACAACACAAGAATCATTTCAAGCACTGCGTAAGGGTCTGGCCGGGAGGTTAGGCCCTTATATCATTTAACAACAATACATAAGAGATATGAGAAAGCTAAGAGTCAAGGAGACTAACCTAATGAAGATCATCGACGAGCTCCACAACACCGTAGCGTGCTGTAAGGCTCTACAGATGAACGAGACGGATGAATGCGCCTACATGGGAGAGGAGTGCTTCACCTCAGAAGTCCTGCGCGTCACAGACACTGAGGATGATTGTTATACCTGTCTCCTCACCAACAAGGATCTGTATGAGGTCCTGAGATTCACCAAGCAATACCCAGAGACCATCTTCATCTGGATCGAGGAGCTGAGCCTGTGGGGTCTGGTTATTCAGTCATTTGGTATGCTGTACAGTGGTGTCAAGATGTACGAGCTGGCTGAGGAAGGAGATGAGGAAGCTATCGAAGTAGAGTTCCCCTTCCCAGGAGAAGATGATCCTGAGGAGGACGACGATGAGGAAGAGGATGAGGAATAATTCTTACCTTTGACCTGTCGTTACTGACAAGCTGTTTCGCCAAGGCGACATAGCTATGCTTATTATAGTTGGTGGTATTGGGGGTGGCTTCTAAGGAGGTCACCCCCTTATCTAACAAAATCAGTAACATGAGTAGAAAGTATAAGAAACGAACAACAAAGAAAGACAAGAGTCCGCCTATGGATAGAGAGAAGATGCGAGGCTTGCTGGCCAAGCTACTACTCGTGGATAAGGCTAAGCATATCCTCCTCAACCTACCTACTGGATTTGGCAAGTCAGCCTTGGCCATTGAAGTGATCAACAGCATACCAGACATCAAGAGCGTGCTCTTGCTTGTCAATGAGGTTGGTCACGGCAAGAACTGGGAGGTAGAGTTTGAGAAGTTCCTGAGGAAGGAGGGAGTAGAATGCGAGACCTATTGCTACCACTCTATGCACAAGCTAGCTGGTAAGGAGTATGATCTCATCATCGCTGATGAGGCGCACCACCTTGTCTCTGACAAACGCAAAGAGGCGTTCATGGATCTCAAGTCTACCTATACTGTCTTCCTCAGTGCCACACTGAAGGAGGATGAGGTAGATCTCCTCAAACACTTTAGGCCGGATCTACAGAAGCTCAAGGTCTCCCTGAGGAACGCTATCAAGGCTGGGGTACTACCTAAGCCGGAGATCTGGGTGATGCACTCTAAGCTGGACAACAAGGTAGCTAATCAGGTTATCAAGGTCGTACGTGACCCCAACAAGCCATTCACCGTCAAAGCAGGCTACGATAAGAGGTTCTACTGGATCTCTAAGGAGCATAACCCATCAGCCAATGTGCTGATCAGCTGTACAGAGAGGCAGTACTACGACTACATAGAGAGCCGAGTAAGCTGGGCTAAGGATATGTACGACAAGCAAGGCACAGAGTACAGCAAGCAGGTATATCTTAACGCCTGTATCGATCGCAAGAAGATCCTAGGGGAGATTAAGACATCACGAATCAAGCATATCACTGATCGCATCCGCGCTAAGGGTAAGAGGTTCGTATGCTTCGTCTCCTCAATAGACCAGGCTGACGCGCTGAACTATGAATGTAGTATTCACTCTAAGAAGAAGAACAATCAAGCAATACTAGACAACTTCAACGATGGCAAGATTGACGAGATCTTCGCTGTGGGTATGTTGCAGGAGGGCTACAACCTCTTCGACTGTGAGGTAGGTATTATCTCTCAGCTCGATGCAGGAGAGCGAGGTGTGATTCAGAAGGTAGGACGTGTCCTACGACATGATAAGCCCCTTGTAGTCATCCTGTGTATCGACAATACCAGAGACGAGGAGTTCCTCAAGTCAGCCCTTGAGGTTGTCGGAGATGGACAGAAAGTGTACCACTCAAGATGACAGATATTTCATTCGGACAAATCATATTCAATGATGCTTACCTTGAGAGCATAGGTCTGACCTATCAGGAGATGGCACTACTCATCAGTAGCAGGATGCTCACCGCCCAGGAAGGGACCGGGGAGCACCTCTACAATGAGATAGGACACATCGTGAATATCGTCAAGGAAGATGGTGCATATTTTGCAACAGCTGAGACTGACGCTATCATCTGGAAGGCTATGAAGCATGGGGTAAGGGAGATGGATGAGGTAGAGCTCGCAAGAGAGCTACTCTTCCACTACAAGCCAGGCAAGCAGGACAATATAGTCTCTCTGTCTTCCTCAATCCGAGCGTTCAGGCAGAAGTACCCACAGTTCTCTATATGGTCCCTCAGAGAGGCTATATCGAAGTACAGGAGTACTAGGACGATCATAGAGCCACTGCAGATGCACAAGGTGATAGCCCATGTAGATGCAGACCTACAGTTCAAGAGCGTCATATATCACTACGTAAAGAACATCAGACACCGACTAAGATGAGTAAGATACGATCTAGCGCTGAGGAGTTGGGCTTAGCAAGACAGCTAAGGGCACTCTACCCGAAAGGGAAGAGGCCAGGCTACTCAGTGCCGTTTGCTGGGGCACCAGCGAACATAGCAATATCACTAACCAACTTCCGTACTGTCTTTGACCCCAATAGGGAGATTGAGGAAGAGGTAATCATCGAGGCTACGAAGAAGTACATCGACTCACTACGAGGCGACTGGACTTACCTACGAGGCCTTGAGGACTTCATCTTCAGCTACGGAGGCACACCACAAACCCCTAAACACGAGTCCTACCTCCTCAACTGGATTGAGCTCGGAGACGAGATGATCGTGGAAGAAGAGGACTGGACACAAACCCTAGTATAACAAACAAACAAGAAAATGAAGATTACGCACAGCATGATCAAAAATGGCGATGGCTACCAGGCTACCATCTGCCTCTACAACGAGATCGATCATCTAGAACAGCCTGTCTATACCCACTTCGTAGCAGAGACAGCTAAGTCAGCATTGGTAGGAGCACGCCTCAAGATGCTCGCATTATATGAGAAGGCGCAGAGCCGAGCCATCAATCAGCGTATTGAGGTAGGTGCTCTTCTCCTCAACCTAGACCCCAATGAGTACGACGAAAAGGAAGTCACTAACGGATAAAGTCCTGGACCTCATAAGCACAGCTCAGGCTGTGGATGATGTCCAAAAGAATATCATACCTTTGTCTTTCCAGAGGTTCAAGCGGAGCTTTCCTGGGATACAGAGAGCCACGTATCACCTGATAACGGCTTACTCAAATGGAGGTAAATCGCAGTTCACCTGTGCCTACTTCCTCTTTGAGCCTATCCTCAAGGCGTTCTACTCTAATGGGCGTATAAAGGTCAATGTCATAGCATTCCCTCTTGAGGAAACCCAGGAGGATATCATGCTGAGGTTTATCAGCTACCTACTCTATCGCAACCTCAAGAAGGTCGCACCTAAGTCGGTCCTCAAGGGGACTCACCCTGAGCAGAAGATCGATGAGGAGACGAAGAAGTATATGGAGACAAGGGACTTTCAGTCCTTCCTCAGATACTTTGAGTCTTGTATGCTCTTCAAGTCTGCCGATACAATGGAGGGTATTGAATATGAGATTGAGCGATACGCTGAGATGCACGGCACTATAGAATATGAGGAGAAGGAAGAGGTAGATGAAGTCACCGGTGTTATCACCACGACCAAGGTACCAGAGTCCTACAAGATCGCAGACGACAACAAGTATGTGATCATATGGCTTGACCATATCTCTCTCCTTATGCCAAGCAAGGGCGAGTCACTCAAGGCTTCTATGGACCGACTGAGCAAGTACCTCAAGAAGAAGGCAGCTAACTTCTACAAGTTCATACCTGTAGTAGTGCAGCAGCAATCTGGCGAGAATGAGACTCAGGAAGCTGTCAAGGCTAAGCGCACACGACCAACACGCTCAGGTCTGGCAGATACTAAGTACACGTATAGGGATGCTGATGTTATGATGGGGATATACTCACCAGCTGTACACGACATCCCTCAGTACGCAGGGTATGATATCAAGAAATACAGAGATAACATCAGATTTCTATCAATCGAAAAGAACAGGGATGGAGAGGTTGGAAGCACGATCGGACTTATTTTCTGTGGAGCGATGGCCTACTTCAAGGAGGCTAAGAAGCCGGAAGGTGAGGCAGGATATGTAGCTGACGACCTCAAACTAATAGAAACATTTCGTAAGTAATAAGCATGGCAAAAGCAATCATCGTCGCAGGTAAGACTGGTACAGGCAAGTCTTACTCAATGCGCAACCTCAGGCCTGAGGAGACACTACTCATCAACGTCGTACCATTGAAGGACATCCCCTTCCGTGGCTACAAGAAGAAGTTCAACACGCAGAACCGCAACTTCGTAGAGACAGACGACTACCACCAGATCATGAAGTTCATCGCCTCTACCAAGGCTGATGGTCCTCTCAAGCATATCAAGACCATCGTCATCGATGACACGATCTACCTGATGCGCAACGAGAGCTTCAACACTATCCGCGCAGGAGAGAAGGGCTATGACAAGTTCAACCGCATGGCGGCTAACTTCCAGGAGTTGCTCTACTTCCTCTCTAAGCAGCGTGCGGATCTACAGGTAGTCCTGATGATGCACGTCGAGAAGGATGACGACACCACCCTGGAGTATCCAGAGTACAAGCTCTCCTCAGTAGGTAAGCTGGTAGACAAGCAGTCTAACCCGCTGGAGCTTGTCACTGTCACTCTCTTCACTGACGTGGAGTTTGATGATGAGGAAGACGAACCTGTCTATCGCTTCATCACTCGCAGGACTAAGCGTCATGGCTTCACCATCCCAGCTAAGTCACCTGTAGGTATGTTTGAGGAGAGATACATCGATAACGACCTTCAGGCCGTCCTCGATATCTCACGTGCCTACTATGAGGAGGAAGGGACCATGGTCGAGCCTCCTAAGGAAGAAAAGAAACCCTCTGCAGCTAAGCCAGCCGCAGAGATCAAGTAATAACCATTAACAATTATAAGCATGGCATCAAGAACAGAAGTAACAGCAATGCGCTGGATCCTCAAGGTCATCGAAGACTACAAGTCTAAAGTAGCCGGTATTGAGGAGAAGAAAACAGTAGTAGCATCTAAGTGCGAGGAAGAAGCTCAGCGTGCAGCACAGCGTGCGGCAGAAGCCGTACGAGCTCGCTACGCTAAGAAGCTAGAGGCTATGGGTGTAGAGGAGGAATCCTACAAGACACTCATCGACCTCAACGCTGAGCACCTCAAGAAGCTCACCGGTGGTCTCAGCCCCAAGGAGTTCGCAGACCTCAGTCACGAAGAACAGATGAAGATCGTAGTAGTCATCCCCAGCGATGAGGACCAGGACGAAGCTGAAGATGAACAGCCTGACATCGAAGAACCTGAGGAAGACGAGACACCAGATCTCGATCCTGAGGAAGAGGGCGATGACGACATCATCCCAGTAGAGGATGCTGAGACTACGGAGTTCGTCCACCCTTCAAGCTACGATCATGAGGAAGAGGACAAAGATCCCTTCTCCTCATCTATCGATGATCTACCCTTCAACTAATCAAGAATCATTCTAACATAACAAGACAAGTATTATGGCATTTGCAAAAGGCGAGAACAATCAGTCTCTCTCTCTCACATCAGAAGCACGCGACGTATATGTAGGTATCGCACCTGCACGTGTAATCGCAGTCAACCCAACCAACGCTGAGCTCAGCGATCTCCTTGGCCGAAAGATCGACCGAGAAGAGCCTAAGTATTCCGGTACCGCAGAGTACAAGGACGAGCAGGGCAACGTACAGCGCACCGTAGACTACGTAGACATCGTCTTCCACGTAGAGACCCTTGAGGAAATGGTCGATGGGCGTAAGCTCAACTCTTCCATCCGCTTCCGTCTCTACAAGGAGTTCTTCCAGTCTAAGGGGGAGAACGGCAAGCCTATCCGCTATCAGGTAATCGACAAGTATGGCAACACCGCATGGGCTACGGCTGAGCAGGTGGAAGAGAAGAAGGAGGTCGTCTATGACAGCGGCTTCAAGGCTCGCATCTTCCCTGGCTTCCGTCGTGCTGTACGTGGTGAGGAAGATCTCGTGAAGTTCATCCGCACGTTCCTTCAGATCCCTGAGACACATCAGTATGACAACAACACGAAGCAGTGGCTCCCTATCGCTAACCTTCAGGAAGCCGAGTGCTGCATCGACGACATCAAGAGCCTTCTCGCTGGCAAGATGAAGGAGCTGAAGGGTATCGTCAAGATCGGCGAGCTTCGTGCTATCAAGCTGATGTTCACGGCTCGTCAGGACAAGGATAACCCATCAGTGTTCTATCAGTCGATCTACAACCGTCTCTTCTTCACGTCGTATGCTAAGGCTACCTACATCAATAAGCAGGTAGCTAAGCACGTCGATGAGCTCGCTGCCTTCGGTGGATCTATCAAGGATCAGTTCTCTACGGACGCTATCGCACCCTTCGCAGCTAACACGATCTCTACGTTTGCCAAGGCTCCTAACAACGTAGGTGCAGCTACGGCAAGCAGTGCTGAGCTCTCTGGGGATGATGATCCCTTCGGTGGTGCTAGCAACGCTGATCCCCTCGCAGGAGGAGCTGATGTAACTGGTGATGACGATCCCTTCGCTAATGAGCCAGCTCCGTTCTAATGGCGTTTGGACTGGGCATAGCAGATAGTGACCGGTTCATAGATGAAGCTCGGGACCTCGACATGCTCAAGGAATACCTTGGCGTGGAGAGAGTCCCTTGCCTCATCCGCTCTCCAATGAGACTAGATAGAGGTGCCTCCTTCTCGATCTTCAAAGGTCGAAAGGGAGGCATTCTTTATAAGGACCATGGGACCGGCGAATCAGGGTCTGTGTTAAAATTGATATCTTTGCTCACAGGCGAGACGAGAGCCAAGCTCATCGAGGACTTCGGGAACAAGACTATCAAGAATCACAACAGGTTACAGATGGAGGTAGTAGATCAGATCATAGACATTTCAGTGACAACGCGCGAGTTCAGTGCGGTGGATGAGAAGTATTGGTCTGCCTATGGTATCTCTACTAAGGACCTTACGGAGTTCGGTGTGTATGCTGTCAAGACGATCAGTATCAACAGAGGTAGTGGGTATAACACCTTCCCAGCGGAGGCGCTATCCTACGCTTATGTAGAGAACAAGGATGGTCGCATGCACATCAAGGTCTACCAGCCGAAGAGTCAGAAGATGAAGTGGCTATCTAACACTGATGCCTCAGTGTGGAACCTGTGGACTCTCCTGCCTCCTCAGGGCAAGAGACTCATCATCACATCGTCTAGGAAGGATGCTATGTGCCTGTGGAAGGCTCTAGGTATTCCTGCCACAGCGATGCAGTCCGAAGGGACTAAGCCTAACCACAAGGTGATGATGGATCTCTTCAAGCGCTTTGAGGAGGTCTACCTACTATACGATAACGACTTCGACTCTAGCATCAACAATGGGCAGCACTACGCCGCTGTGTTGCGAGAGAAGTACCCCAGGCTTATCAACCTGGTCCTACCTAAGGACTATGGATGTAAGGACCCATCGGATCTCGCTGAGACCTATGGGGTAGATGTTATGGCCGAGGTCGTTCTCACACTAATGTATCATGACGGGAAACAAGAAGATCAGGGGAGCCTCCTGGACGGAGTACAAGGGGATCAAGTTCCGTTCTAAGCTGGAAGAAAGATTCTACAAGGTATGTGAGAATCATGGGCTAGACATCCTACATGAGCCCAAGAAGATGACGCTCATGGAGAAGTTCGAACCAAAGCAGGTGAACTTCCACTCATCGATGTACAAGATCGTGAATGTGGTAAGGGCCATCACATACATGCCTGACTTCGTCTATATGACGAAGACCCAGCTGCACATCATAGAGTGCAAGGGCTTTGCCAATGACGTTTACCCTGTCAAGAGGAAGCTCATACTACAATACCTAGAACAGCTCAATACGGATCTCGAAATCCACTTCTGGGAGATCAAGACAGTCAAAGACATCAAAGAATTTATAGAACATACTAAGAATGAGTAACCATCCGAACTTCAAGGACCTTGCTTGGGACGTAAGCGAGGATACCTACCGTGCGGATCCGGCTTTGTCTTATAGCAAGATCTCTCGCTTCCTCAGGGAAGGTATAGGGAGGATCGACAACCTAGATGACAAGGTCACATCTGCATCGCTAACCTTCGGTTCGTTAGTCGATTGCCTCTTCACAGCGCCAGAGGAGTTCCCTGAGCGCTATGTAGTAGGCAAGGAAGACAATGTGCCATCAGGAAAATTAAAGGACGTTGTAGACCTTCTTCTTTCCTCAACCACTTATAGTAAGGTGGTAGAAGTTCCTGAGGAAGAGATACACAAGGCCTGCATTGAGTGTAAGTACTACATCGATGATCGGTACAAGTCCTCACGACTGAAGAACGTACACGGCTGTGCTGAGTACTTTGACGCTGTGAGGAAGACGCAAGGAAAGAACATCATCACCCAGGACCAGCTGGACAAGGCCATGGCCTGCGTCAATGCCCTGCGAGCTAATACAGGTGTATCAAAGCTCCTAGAGGTGCCTGTGTTTGATGGCGAGATCTTCTACCAGCAGAAGTTCACAGCTAAGATGGGCCGTGTAGGATTACGCTGTATGGCAGATATCATCACTGTGGACCACGCTAAGAAGCTGGTGAGGATCATTGACCTCAAGACCACCAGCAAGGTCGAGGACGACTTCCCAGAGTCAGTTATCGAGTGGAACTACGGCATTCAGGCTCAGATGTACTACGATATCATCAGGGCTAGGATGAATCAGCACGAGCAGTTCAAGGCCTATGAGCTTGACGACTTCCACTTTATCGTGGTGCGTAACAACGGCACACCACGACCTCTAGCATTCAAGTTCAGCCAGACTAAGGGAGGTAACGTAGGTTACTCTATAGGTGATCACAGCGTACCATCGTGGCGTAAGGTCGCTGCAGAGCTTGAATACTACCTCTCCTCAGGCGTTAGACACTACAAGGAGATCAACGCCGAGGAAGTGAACTCAATCGAGAACGTCTATGCGAAGAGGCTATAAAGCATCCACCGTTGTGATGACGGCAGAGAAAGGTCCTATACCATTGAGGGACGCTAACGGTTGCACCTTCCTCACTGAGGAGGGGCTCCGTAGGGGACGTATCATGTATGGTGAGCCCACGAGGCTCAAGACCTGTTCCTATGTACCTATCCCTATGCTGGGATCAGTACAGACACCAGTGGCAGTCATGCCAGAAGAGATTGAGGAAAGGCGTGATGGTCTTTTCCTTCCTTCTTTTTCTGTTACTCTTCCTCTTTCTTATCTGATGATCGAGAGAGAATCTGAGAGAGAATGGTTTGCCTATGGTGTTTTGGTTGGGGTACATAGGCGTGAGGAAAGGATGATGACGGACACACTAACTGTCTTTGATGAGCACGCCTTCACCAAGCTACAGAAGAGCGCACTACTATACATCAAGGAAGGTCAGAGAGGGTTCCGTGTCCTTAATACCATAGCGGTATCTAATAGGGGTGACGTGATTTCCAGCAGTCAGGTATCAGTTAAGCATAAGGTTGCGTACTTGCGAGGCCTGATGTCCGGACTGACTAAGGAGATTACTAACGCCTACAACGATCACGCAGTCATATACAGGATGGCAGATATGTCCGATGAGGAGATCAAGATGTCCTGTGTTTCTGGCATGTGGTATATAGGGCACGGACCTTTCGGGCCTAAGTTCATCCCGAGGCTACAGGAGAATGACCTTGCGGTCAAGAGGATCCTGGAGGATAGGGAGTGGGACAATGTGTGTAACGTGTACTTCCCGGGTACAGATGAGCCCATACGATTTGCCGCACGCAACGGTATTGCTTTACGGTCTATGTCAAAAGAAGACGCACTAAGAGAATAGGAAAAGGGGGATCAGCTGCAACTGGTCCCCCTTATTACCCCTATATGTAGTACAATCAAAGAAAGAATAGAAATACTAAGAACAAAACAAATATAAGCGCAATGAAAACGATCAAGAACTTTGTCTTCACTCGAGAGACTAAAGCTATCACAAGCATCACACGCAAGTACGAGCAGCGTACTATCCTTGATCTCAAGGTATCAAATATCAAGGTCACAGGATTCCTTTATGAGGAAGAGACAGTATGGTTCGGTGGTCTCTTCTCCTCACGCCGCTTCCGTAAGGAGATCATGAGTAACCTGCCGGCATCGGTATCCTTAGGGCAAGAGCGTATGAGTTATGAGATGCTCATCAGGGATATCGAGAACGAGCTGGATCAGGAAGCCTTCAAGTACATGAAGAAGGGCTCCGTGCGAGAACCATACGAAAAGCCTGAGGCTAAGGCGCACGAAGATTCCAGCGTAGAAGCATAACAACAACCAACTAATAAGTAACGACAATGACAACTATCAGAGAACAGATCTATGAGTCCAAGGTACGAGTGACAACAAGCAAGCGATACCTTGAAGATCCAAACGAGAGAGGTCTTGAGATCGAACTCAAGGACTTAGACTACTGGGATGATGTCGAAGATCTCCTAGAGGAATACTATGGGGATGATGAGGAAGGAGAACTCGAGGTTAAGATCCTTGAGGTAGAGGGCATCGATGATGACCGCATCTACAAGGAGGGCAGCAACGAGATTGACGGATCCTTCTTCGCTACCAAGGATGCATTTGATGAGATCGACGAGGATAACCATGAAGCCTTCGAGGCTTATATCTGCAACTATCACTTCAATCCCTGGGATGCAGACACATCAGACTCATCGAAGTTCGAGGAGCGATACAAAGGTCAGTACTACGGCGAAGAGGACTTTGCAGAGGAGCTAATGAATGAGTGCTACGGTGAAGAGATCGAGAGGGTAGAGAATATCTCACCATACTTCTACTTCGACCTTGGCAAGTTCGCAAGAGATCTCTTCATCAGTGACTACACATACGTTGACAACGAGGTCCGCGGCAAGCAGGGCTTCGTATTTTCAGACTACTAATATGGACGGAGGATTAAGACGCGCGCGACTATACGTCACGACACAGCTCATTGCTATGCGCAATGACGACACTAAGAAGTTAAGCATTGGGAAGTGGACCACGCCAGGTAACTATAGCTCTGTAGAGGAGTATATGGCGGCTTGCAAAGCCCTCTTCCCTAAGGAGAGGAATCCAGATATCCTCTTCCTCAACACTTCTAACTTTCCTCAAGGGCTTATCTGCGAGGGAAGACTCTCTCAGGCCTTCTACAAGGTCCACAGAGACCTTCTTGAGGAAGAGCTGGAGGATTACCTCATCTGGGAAGAATGGGCCAACAGAGGCTGCAAGGGAAAGCCAGGACAGCCTTATGACTGGCCTATGTATGTCTGCGAACCTGCACTCTTCAGGATGCAGCTGGTGGACAAGGGCTATGCTAACCTTGAGGACTTCATTCACGCTAATAAGCACTGGATGGATCATCGCTTTCCTCAATTCCAATTCCTCTCCTCAGAGGCTATGGCTGAGGAAGAAGTAGTAAAGGCGTGCTATGAGGCCTACAAGGGTAGGATCTTCCTCAAGCAGCTAGATGTACCAATCTATATTAAGTAAGAATCATTCAAGAAAGAACAACAATGAACGACAAGAAAAAGGAAGAGCTTATAATCGCCAGATTATGGCTAGAGGCTGTAGATCTAGAACTAGCACACCTCTGGGGAAACGACTTTGAAGTATTCAAGGATCATCTATACGGACGATTCGAGAATCTTACAAGATATGCACAGTATATCATCGAGGAGTGGGATAGATCTAACTTCATCCAATTCCAGCTTAGTGGTAGAATCAAGCCTAGTGACGTTCTAAACGACGAATACTACATGGGTGAGGTGTACCCATTCAAGTACCCCAACCCGGAAGATCCCGATGATGAGACGGTCTACGTCTTACACACTAAGGGGTACTATGACCGTATGGATGGATAAGCACTAAACGATAAGAATATGGACAAGATCAAAATAGCAACAGTGCCTAAACCGCTTGAATGGCAGAGAGGGGTGAAGAAGCATTACGAGGATAGTATTGACGTGATAAGAGCCCTAAATGCAAAGCTGGGGCCAGATACATATCAATACTATCAGATAGAGATACAGAGAAAGAATGGTATCTCATACCTAAGTATAGTGATCCGTCAAGGTGATGATGAGGAGCAGCTCCAAGAGATCGCAAACTCACTCAACACACAAGAGCTAATGGAGTTGGCTGAGCAATATCGGCTTCGGAGTATCGGAGACTTTGTGTATGGGCAAGTAAGTCAGTCGGAGATCCTGGAGGATATGATGCCACCACTAAACTGGAAGAATGTAGAGCTACCAGCTATGTCAGGCTTGAAGTCGTGCATGTATGCAAAGATCCTCAGCTTGAGCAAGGATGGAGAGCTATACTTCCTCATTTCGCAAGGTGCCACCGGAAGGTACTACCTAGAGATGAAGTGCAGTCTGGACTCAGAAGACACGGTCAAGGAGGTGGTCTATACTGACGACAACCTAGAGATGGTTAAGGACTTTGCTAAGCGGTACAGGCTGTATCAGGTAGCCAAGAGTCTTACCGGAGGATAATCACCTGAGGAAGGGAGAGTAGGTGGAAACATCTTTCTCTCTTCCTCAACAACTATAACCAAGATGAAAGAAGAAAGAGATATACTATTTGGCGGGTACAACGCTAGGAATGAGTGGGTCACTGGATCAGCTTGCCATGATGATAACGGCATAGATTGGCTGATCCTAGGTCCATACATGAGTGAGGAAACAGATGTAGCGCGCGTAGCCTATGTCTATCAATACACAGGTATAGACTTAAACGGTAAGCTAGTCTTTGAAGGATGCAGAATCGTAGGTGGCTATCAGTGGATGGATAGAGACGGCACAGCAATGTCAAGAGAGATCGATGATGTCGTAGTATTCTCTAGAGGATGCTGGGTACTTGAGAGTACAGGTGAGAGCCTATACGAGCTACTCAACAACGATCAACTATACTGGGATGCAGAAGTATTGATGCCAGAAGAATAGAGAAGATGGAGCGAAATATGAGATTTGACGGTGAGCTACTCACAGTCAATGACGATACAGGATCTACCTCAGTACCGGTAGAGAAGCACGGAGATTTCTACTACCTACCAAAGAGATACCTGTATGGATTCTGTGTAGCTATAAGTCATGATGCGATATACTACTGCAGAGATTCTAGGGTAATGTCACAGGATAAGCTAACAGCTGAGAACCTGAGGAACGCCAAGGGGTCTCTAATAGCTAAGACCATGACCACCATAGCAGAGAAATTACTAAGCTAAACAACAAGACAACCATGTATACAGATAGAAAATACCTGGCCTATCCCGAAGCCAAGGTCTATGTAGTGCCATACGAAGAGTTCCAGAAGATGGACCTTAACGACACTGAGACAAAGCATACGTGTGGTCAGTGGGTAAATCTATGGGAATGGCCAAGCATCGAAGCATTCCATAACCACTGCGCTCTACTACACTACGGATATGAGCAAATACCGCCACGGATCATTGCCACTAGCGATATGCCAGCGTTCTTCATGAAGAACTTCAAGCTGCGACCAGAGTTCTTCGAGATCAACCAGAATCTCTCAAGTTGCCATACCAAGGCATACGAGTTCTGGGTAGAGACCCAGATGAAGCACTTCAAGGGGAATGAGGAGAAGGTAAGATTCGATATCGACTCATTCTGGGATAACCATCTGGGATCCTATGATAACGTAGAGGACTTCGCAGACTCGGTAGAGTCAGATCCCATCAGGTACGAGCTTGATGTGGATGTCACCGGGATGACCAAGGAGGAGATACTTTCCTCAGAAGAATTTATGAATTGCTTCGTCTACGGGGGAGAGTACAACTACTTCTTCAAGATACCTAACTGGTAAGAATATCTCTTACCACCATACTAACTATAAATATATATAGACGAAAAGGGGGAAGGTGCTGATTATCAGTGCTTTCCCCCTTTTTTTATTATACAGCGCTGTATAAAGAATCTGAATTTAGTATACAGCATTGTATAAAATCCAGATACTTTCATTACCTTTGCAGTACAGAACGATAACAACAGATAGATATGGCAACTCCAAGATGTCCATTCGCCATGGACTTAGCCCTTGAGGCAGACTTCCAGAACAGGTATAGGTACACCACACAGAAGGATCTCCACGTCGTCACAGGCGAAGGAGAGATGACTGATGTGGATATAGCTCTCCGACAGAAAGAGATGGTAGACGCATCACAGCATGTGCGTGTCTATCCTAAGGGATTCCAGGTGATGTCCAGATTATCCCCATCAGCGCTGATCATCTTTGCAAGGCTCTCACAGGGTCTTGATGAGGAGAACTGCGTAGTGCTGGACGCAAAGGTTATTTCTGAGGAAGAGGGTATTGCTCTCAACTCTGTGTATCGTGGTTTGCGTGAGCTGATTGAGAAGTCTATAATTGCTCGCCGGCAGATACGCCGCTACTGGGTTAATCCTATTTTTATGTCCAGAGTTAACCGAGTACGGCTTTATCAGGCTTACATGCGTGACGTGGTGGATCCCATTGAGGAGGCTAATACTATCTCTCTTGAGGAAGAGGTAGGCATTGTACCTGTGCTTGAGGAAGAGCCTAAGGACGCTATCGTGGTTGCCCTTATTCCTCAGGAGCTTGTACCGCAGAGTATTGACGTGCAGGTTATCAATACTAACGAGAACGGCTATACGTATGTAGCTACTACTGAGCAGGCCTTGAAGGGTTCCCCGACCCTTAGCGCTTCTATACGCCCTTACCGTTTAGATAGGAAACGTTACGACCTTATGCCTTCATCCCTTCCTCAACCGGCATCATCAGTTAAACCCCATATAGTAGAATCATGATCATCTTAGAACCATCAGTCTCCCTGTACGAGTGTGGAGACAATTTAGAGGCTCATATCGCACGATGTGCGAGCGTGTGCTACGATTCATCACCGAAGGATAATAAGCGTCTCTGCGAGCATTTGTGGCGCTCTGGGCATAGGTCTATGTTCAGGCACACCACGAGGTACTACATGATACCTTCAGGATATACGCATGTAGTGTCATACCTCAGTCGGTTCACGCACGTAGTCCTTGAGCACGTCAACCTCAGCGACAACCCTGCATTTGTCTTTGGCGATCCTGGTGTTGTTGCTTATGTAGCCAGCAACGGTCAGGCTTATGAGGAGAACGACAAGGAATACTTACGTGAGGAATGGAGGATCCCTGCAGAGAAAGCACCGGAGTCCATCCGCAGGTACACTATAGAGTGCGTCACCTCTATCGATATCTCACGAGAGCTGAATAGGGTATCACCCAACGCCATAGCGGAGAGTAGCACGAGGTTCATAGCCTACGGCACGAAGAAGAGACCTGACCTACCTATCCTCAAGACAGTGTTTGCCGATGAGGATCCTGAGAGGTGGAAGGATAGTGTGAGGAAGTTCAAGATAGACGAGGAGTACTACTTCTCTCTCCTCAAGAAGGGAGTCCCAACAGATTACGCTAGGAAGCACCTCCCATTAGGCACGGCAACGAAGGTTGTCTATACTTACACCAGGCGAGAGTGGGATGAGATCTTTAGGAAACGTGTCGATGGAGAGACCGGGAAGCCACACGCAGATGCCAAGGATGTGATGACCAAGGCAAGGGATCTCCTGGATAAGCAGTAACTTAGGGGTGCGTACTTTCGGGTGCGTACCCCTTCTTTTTGGGATAGAATCACATATAATATAGACTATGCATTGTAGAATACTGAGCCCCGAGACATACGAGGAGATCAAGAAGTTGATCAACGAGTCTGAGTATGAAGGGCAAGAAGGTATGAGTCCAATCAAGCACCTGGCCGACAAAGTAGAAAAGGTCCAGGCGCTTATTGCTTATACCGAGATGACGCAAGGGTACGAGTTCACTAACGATCAGCTTACTAAGAAGAGCACGGTCCGTATCCTTGAGCGCAAGTTCCAGGAGCTTGTCAAGAATAATGAGGAGGTCGACGCAGTGCTGGATAAGATCGGAAAGATGAAGCCCGATGGTAGGCCCATCCAGGAGACTGATGGGTACAAGGCTGTCATGTCTTACGTGCCACTTTATATCCAGAACGCATTAGAGAACAACGCCTATGAGTTCCTGACGCAGGATGCCATAGGTAAGATCAATGACCTCAACTCGGCTATCCTCGTTCGTATCCTTGACAATGTTTACAAGAAGCGCGCGAGATACGCTCTGGATAGGAGTGACCTTGAGAAGAACATCGAGCGAGTTGCCAAGATCATTCAGTCGGGCTTTAAGGACTACCGTAAGTCAGATGGGAGCGTCGATACCGGCGCTGTCCTCAATGAGCTTATCAAGAACGGCGACGGCAAGACAAGGCTTAGCGATGACGCTGTAGCAAGGATCAAGGAAGAGTTTGTCGATGTCTCTACAAATATGGTCAATGAGGCCATGAAGGCTAAGATGTCAGTCATCGACGTGCTTCATAGCTTGGCTGGTAACGGAGAGATCAGGATGCTCTCTGTAGCCGAGCGCAACGCCATGGGTGTAGTAGACTCAACGATCTATAGCCTTATAGCGACAGAGGCTAAGAACATGGTGGATAAGGGTGTCAGGGTTCTTCATGACGCATCAGTCCTTGGCTACCGACAGAACGCAGACGCTTCCGCACGAGCCATAGAGAGCAGGAAGAATAGAAGGGAACAGAGAGTCCTTACAGATGTTGTCAAGGGTGTCGTCTCTTCTCTCCTCAAGGAAGATGGTGGGTTCCTGCATGACTTCAAGAGCAAGGAATCTAAGGAGACTCTATACGCTCTAACCAAGGCAGCTATCAGCAATCGCAGAGATAAGGCTGATAAGATGGCTAAGGATGTCATCATCGAGAGAGCGCTAAGGAGTGTAGGTCTTGAGGACAAGGAGATCTTTGCTGAGGCACTTAAGAGGGACTTAGTGTTTAGTGAGGATTCTAATGGGTTACTCGACAGGACAGCCCTTGATGAGGCTATCATCAAGGCTGTAGAGCTTCAGAACGACCCAGAGATATCAAAGCAGCGTGATGCTATCATAGAGGCCGTAGCGGCGTCCTATGGCTTCGTGATGAGCGAGAGGGACACCCTAAAGAACATCGAGACGAATATCGATAAGGATGAGAGGATGTTCCACCTTGCCACCAACAAGGTCGCAAGATCGATCCTTGGCTCTACCATAGCTCTTGAGAAGATCAGCGAGGCTGAGGAGCTTAAAGATCCTGATGAGGAAGAAGACGGAGATGACGACCTATATGAGCGTGATCTCTTTAACGACCTCTTCGATGAGGAAGGAGACCAGGCAGAAGACTCTGAGGAGACAGGAAGTTCTGAGGAAGGAGATGCTGGTGAGGATGTCAGATTCCTTGAGGCTGAGGAGAAGTCAGTAATGTCGACTATCACCCCAGCAGTGAGGGCTCTATTCTCAGTTATCGAGGATGTGGATCTTGATGGCAAGCCTGTCACCGACTCGTTCGGGTACACTAAGTTCAAGTCTCTTGGTGAGACCTACAACACCCTTGCCTCGCTTATGGAGGGCATTGAGAACAGCGAGGATATGCTTGAGCGTCTCGAGGTCATGGAGACCGTAGAGCCATGGATAAAGCAGCTGCGCCCTTACATTGACTACAGGAACGAAGAGTCTATCCCGAAGCGCAAGAGAATGAAGGCTATGGCCTCACAGCTCTTCTCTGCTATCAACAAGATCAGGATAAAGTATGCTGTAAGAGACAGCCAGGGATTCGTGTTCATGGCTGATAGGTCCTCAAATCTTGATGTCATAAGTAAGTGGGCAAGCAAGTTCACAGAAACCTTTGGTGTAGATGGTCTAACCTTGTCGGTTGAGGAGATAGACAAGATCGCCACAGAGATAGACCAATCTATGATAGAGTTGGTCAATCTGGATAGTCATAGGGATAGCGAAATAAACATGAAGCTGTCTGAAACAGAAAGACTCATTCAGCTACAGGAGCGCGTATCTAAGTTGCTGCAGAAGTTTGGGATCTTCGTTGAGCCAAGGATGCTATCCATCGAGTGGACTAAGGCAGCACAGACAACGAGAGGGTACAACAACTCAGCGAACTCTATGCCTCCGACAGGGGATAGGAATATTGCAGGACAACGCTACGATATCCTATACATGCTGAGATTCTCAATGGCTGACTACGCAAAGAACTTGAGAAGGCTCGCCGCTCAGATGGGTGATGGCAAGAAGTTCACGCTGAAGTCGCCAATAGACTTTACGAGGGGCTCAGACTTCTCATACGTCTATAGTAGCCTATCAAAGATTAGCGCAGTATTCTACACAGGCGTATTGAGCTATGACACTACTGGAACAAGCGTAGAGGGTCTCCTCTTTGCATCAAGCCTCGCACCGTCATATCGTGATATGGCGTTCCAGGAGCTACAGTTTAGGGGCAACAACAGGCATCCTAAGATCGTAGATACAATACGGCGCGAGTATCTTGACAAGGATGAAATCTACAGAAATCAAGTTCCGCTAGAAGGGATAGAAGGCAAGTATTATACAGCTAATGCCTTCCTCAATGACGCTTACGGTGCGAAGAACCTTGTGTCCGGGTTATTCTCAAGGAAGAGGGTCGTTGTGCACAACGGTCGCAAGATGAACAAGTGGAATAGCAATGAGCTTGCTAACCTCTACTACGACTCTCAGAAGGATAAGGACAAGGCTTATTACTGGGCTCACCTTCCTGTGGCAGCTGAAGCATCCACGCTTGAGTTCGTCAAGGTGAGGAGGCTCGACCCCATGAAGGAAGATGAAAACAAGAGGAAGGTAGATAGAGAGTTCGCTGTAAACCACCTCACCATGCTAGCCTACAATGAAGCCAGGAGAGCTCAGCATGTGCTCTTTGGCGAGGAGAAGGCTATGAAGATTGGTAAGAGGAACAGCATGGCTCATAGGTTCGTATCACTTCCTGGGCTCAACGACTTCACAGCAAAGATCGATGGCGTAGAATACAACATCATGGGTGCCATGATCGATAAGAACCTCAAGGATATCGACAGGGTGAAATTCGTCAATGCGTACAACATAGCTAGGAAGACAGAGTTCACTAAGCTCGAGGAGGTCCTAAGGCATGAGGTAGAGTTGCAGTTCAATCAGGAGGTTCAGAATGAGGTACAGTCATGGGATGAGTTCGCACTTGATCATAAGGCTGAAGCCATGGAGCAATATGCTCTTGCATTCAATGGTGTGTTCTGGAGGATCCAGATCGGACATCTCCTCTATGGTGATAAGGCTGTACTTGGTAGCATGGTCAATGAGGTCAAGCGTGCTAAGCAGGCACAGAGCAACACCCAGAGGCTTGACATGGAGAAGAACGCTGTAAGGCGTACTGTCGTCATCAATGACCGTATGGCTGATAGGCTGACCAAGGAGATCAAGGCTATCCTCGATAAGAAGAAAGAGCTGAAGCTCATCACTCAGGCTGGCTATGACGCTTCACTCAAGGCTTACAGCGATATCACAGCTACCGACGGACAGGCTTGGCTATCACCATCAGGCTACAAGCGTATCCTTGAGGGTTCAGGCCAGGGCTATACTGATGGGGCTATTGAAGCTCTTGAGGAGATGGCTAACGCCATTAAGGAAGGTCGTGAGCCTGACTACGCCAAGATCAAGGACCACCGCTTCAACGTCATCAAGAGTCTGTACTACGGCGACATTCATGTCAAGGATGGCGAAAGGGATACCAAGGTCATCCAGCAGTACAAGCACTCTGAAGCTCTCCTCACTGGACTTAATGAGGAAGGGGTATCGTCTCCTTTCCTCAATGCGCTTGTGAAGTTCATGGAGGATAACCAGATCGATGCTATTGAGTACGATAGCGCATCTAAGGTTGGTAACTATGCCACCGTAGACCTCAGCCTAGATAAAATAGCTCCTATCAAGTACACGTTCGAGATCAACAACGGCAAGAAGAGGACCATCACAGCAGCTAGCCTTGAGGAGTTCGATGAGAAGATGGCAGACTATGTAAAGAAGAAGGAGCTGTCTGAGGAAGATGTAGAGAAGTATAGGGCTGAGTTCTCAAAGATTATGACTGATGATATCTCTGACTTTATCACCGCGCAGCTAGTAGAGTCTAGCACCGAGGTAGAGATCGATGGTAGGAAGAGACATATAGTGGATAGAGATGAGAATGGTCGTATCGAACTTGACAAGAAGAAGGTCAAGGATATGCCATACAAGTACTATGGTATCCAGACCTCAACACCTCTTCACTCTTTCAACACGTGGCAGAGACTCGGTACCCAGCTGAGGAAGATCATCACGACCAACCTCAAGAACCTTGACACCTTTGAGATTGCCGGAGTTGAGGTGTCTGGCTATCAGATCAAGGCAGCCATCAATGAGATCGTAGGTCAGCACGCTATTGATGAGTTCATCAAGTCAGGTATCGAGATGAACCCTGACAGCGAGAAGATCAACAAGAAGAGCGTCAAGAGCTACAACAAACGCTTCGATCGTCTGAGGAGACAGATACTTGATGCGCTTAGGGATAGTGACTACTACGATCCATCTAGTGAGGACTACCTTGAGGTTCACGTAGACGAGTACGGACGTAAGCACTTCACGAACGACATCTACGATCCTTCGTTCCAGGATGCCCTGCACTCTGCCTTCTACGCGATGGCAGCGAAGAAGATCTACAGGATGATGGTACCCGGGGGATCACTCATCCAGATGAGCTCTGCCGAAGCCTCAAACGATCTCAAGGTGAAGTACAAGGAGGATGGCTCTATTGACTACGTGCCTGTACGTGTCACGCCACACTCTAGCGAGATCCTTGAGTACGCTAATGAGAAGGGTGAGATAGATATCAAGAAGATTGAGAAAGATGGTAGAGAGGATCTCCTTGAGCTTGTAGCTTATCGTATCCCTACCGAGTCTAAGTACTCAGCCTTCCCTCTCCGTATTGTAGGCTTCCTACCTCGCGTTGCTGGTGGTGTTATCCAGGTTCCTCATGAGTGTATAGCTCAGGCGGGCTTTGACTTCGACGTGGACAAGCTCTTCTTCATGAAGAAGGATGTTGGTCCCGGCAAGAAGAAGATTGCAGAGATAAAGAAGGAGTATGAGGAGAAGGTACGTCAAGCAAAGATCGAAGGCAGAGATGAGAAGGATATGCCTAAGAGGCCAAAGATTCTTGACCTCAACTACTCGGCTGCAGAGGTCTTCAAGAATGGCGGTGTCAATACGAGACAGCTCAACCAAAGGCAGAGGACCAACGTACTCTTTGATATCATCAGAGGCGTTCTGAGGAGCCCACAGGCAGCCTTAGAGATGGCACAGCCTGGCGGTTATGATGGTGTGAAGAAGGACCTGAAGATCGGATACATCATCAGTAAGATAAGCAAGGAGAGGCTTGAGGAGATCCTTGAGCAGGTCCTTGACGACAAGGCTGACAAGAAGATCGGTGACAAGGTCATCTTTGGATACCTACATAACCTCGACCTCGACAAGATCAACAAGATCGTAGACATCTTCAGGTCAGGTAAGAACATCGCCCTGTCTGAGGTAGAGATGGAGATGCAGAGGCAAAACAAAGCTGGTCTCGGTCTCGTAGGTGTCTTCGCTAATGAGAACACCGCTACCAGCGTCTTCCAGCAAGCCAAGCTGCTTGAGCTTGTAAGGCCTGTGGTAATCGCCGGAAATGAATACCGGTCTCTCAACGAAATGATTGGTAGTGATGGTACCCATGTGTCACGTATCCTTGAAGAGTACAGCGCTGCATCCGTGGACAACGCTAAAGACCCTGTCATCGGTCTTGCTAACATTACTATGGACAATGCCTCTATCATCGCCACCCTGGTGAGGATGAGGGTACCAGGGAGCATCATTGGTCTTATTACCGCTACACCTCTGTGGAAGCACATTGCTAACCTCGAGGGTGATGAAGGACGATCACAGGCTCTCTTCAAGGCATTAGCCCAGGGTGGTGAGGTGAAAAGCAATAGGGATGTAGACGTGTCTATGGAGGACCTCATCGAGTGTTCTAAGTTCGAGACCCAGGATCTCATCAGAGAAGCTCTCAATGCTACTGACGACAAGGTCGTAGAGGCATTCAAGAAGCTAGACAATAGGACAAGAGAATCGGTCAAGCGTGTTGCTAACCTCCTCATAGACGTGGTGACCGCTGCATCGGAGATCAAGGATCTTGTCTTCCAGAGTAAATCTGATGTCTCCTCAAGCGGACCTAAGGGTGGTGTCAATGAGTCTGTCTTCGCTATGGTCAAGTCTATCGACCAGATCGAACGCGCGCAGAATCACAGGCACATCAGGCATGAGGGTATCATCGTACCACTGAGGTCTCTGCCAGGTCTTAGCCCAGAGTCTACCACTAAGACCTTTATCGAGCAGAATAAGGATGGGCACTTCTACAAGATGTACCTGGGCCTTGGTCTTTTCGGCACGATGTACGCAGAGTCTGTCTACAACCCTAAGGTGTCTCCTATGTTTGCTCTTACTATCGTAGAGACGGCTAGGAAGCTCGGTGTGAAGCCGACGATGGACTTCACTAAGAAGTTCATCTCTGCATACGACCAGTACGTAAGTTCAGCTATCACTACCTACTCTGAGGATGAGGAAGGAAGGAATGTCCTGGCGCAGGAGATTATCACTAAGTTCCCGGACATCTTCAATAGGACTGCACCTGAGTCTCTGAAGAAGATAGTAGGTCTTGGTAAGGAGAACATCGTACCTGTCCTCATCGACAAGCAATGGAAGAAGAGGACATTCCAGTCGCTGGTCTTCAAGAGTCTTGGTACGCCGAATGAGGAGAAGGCCATGGCGAAGGCTACAGCTGCCTTTGAGGATATCATCGAGCAGGCTCACAACACTCGACTGACAGGTGTAGAGCGAGCTAAGGCTCTTAGAGACTATGAGCTCCTCAAGGGATTAGCTCTGTACGCAACCTACATGAGCGGTAATCCAAACATGAAGGCTATGCTTCAGGCTATACCTCAGTCAGTGAAGGCTCTTATGATGGGTCGCAACGCGATGCTTGAGAGGATCAAGTTCGATGCCCTTGAGCTGAGAGCTGGACAGGAGCTGGACACTGAGTTCACTCATCAGTTCATGCAGAACTACGTCAGGGAGAACATCAGGAAGATTGGCCGTGTTGTGCCACAGCAAGACGCTGTCGCACTACTGGAGACCACAGGCGGTATCGCTCCTGACTACATCATGTTGACTAGTGAGAAGAGAGATCCTGTCTATGTCATCGCAGACAAGGATCAGCCCAACCGTGGCATCATCTATGTCCAGGGTATAGACAGTAGAGCCTACACAGGGGACACGGTCTACACCAGGATCGACCCAAGAGGTATCGTGACCGAGGATGGAACGCTGTACAACGACTATAGGATGGACGGAGACTATCTATTACCTTCGCTCCAGAGAGCGCAGCCTGAGAAGCTGAATCTCGTTCGTCTGGCTGAGAATGGATTGATAGAGCAGTCCGGACCACTCAAGGCCAAGGCTCATTCAGAAGCCGTATCATACTCTTCGCTCTTCGGCGTGATAGCAGAAGTTGAGAAGAACGAAACAAAGAAAGACAATAATGCATGTAGACCATGAGTAAGTCATGTGTAATGTACCCTACGGTTGAGACACCGCGTGGGAAAGAGAGAAGTAAGATGTTCATGGAGCTCGGAGACATCTTGCAGGATAGGAATGCGACAGTAGATGCCTACTACGCATCCATCAGCAAGTGGTTTGAAGACTATGGGCATGACCTAAAGAAGAACGATCAAGGCCAGTGGTCAGGACGAGATGTCCTGGCCCTGACCCCGGTCGGGGATATGTTCCCTGCAAGCACGTATGGTGACTATATGGTCCGCACGTACGCAGGTGAGCAGAATCATTTTGAGACCTACGATTCCGCCTTTGCGGCTGTAAGGGAGGGCAACAAGGATCCTATCTCCGAACGCACGCCCTTGGTGCCTGAGGTGACTGAGGAAGGATACAAGTTGTCCTATACTGAGGATAGGGAAGCCAAGGCTGATGCTGAGAGGCAGGCCGTCCTTCGTGGTAGAATCATGGCGCTCCTCGAACACTACGGCATCCCTGTAGAGCACTTTGAGGCTATTGAGGAAGGACTGAGACAGGCAGGTGAGACCGTCTTTCTTGAGACCGCACAAGCTACCAATAAGCTAGCTGCACTCATCCGTGTGGCTAATGGCTCATCTAATGAGGTCCTCACAGAAGAGCTAGCGCACATCGCGTTGGAGTTTGCACCCCCAGCATTGCGTGAGAGGCTCTCTAACGCGATATCTAACACTCAGGTGAAGGAGATGCTAGGCGAGGAGTTTGAGACGTACAGCGAGCTCTATGAGGGCTCACAGGACCTCCTGAGGAGAGAGGCAATGGCAAAGCTCCTCACTCAGCATATCCTCGGACAGTATGAAGGGAAACACTCTTCTTTCCTCAGCCGCATCTGGCAGGCTATCAAGGATCTCTTCCATGGTATCACTGATGGAGCCTTCCTCAACGAGGTAGAGCGCACCGACAGACTCTTCAGGGATTATGCCAGCAAGATCGTTGCTAAGAAGGCCTTGCTCTCCAATGAGCACCTCTCAGAGATCGTGAAGGGTAAGAGCCTGTATGCTGCTATTGCTAACGATACAGGTGTAAGGAGTCAGATCTCAGCGATCGATAAGGTTGGGCAGCTCATGAAGAGTAGGATTAACGCCTTCTACAGTCAGACCATCAATAAGGGTGAGATGATGAAGACCGTCCTCGACGAAGATAGGGTTGAGGATATAAGCAAAGCCAGAGACTTCCTCGGTGCCGCATCAGGTCGTGTCAATTATGCACTTGGAACAGCTATAGCCGTCGATGCTATCGACAGTCTGATCGAGGGTCTG